AGGAGCAACAGTTGTGGTGCTAGTCGTAGTAGGAGCAACAGTTGTGGTGCTAGTCGTAGTCGGAGCAACAGTTGTGGTGCTGGTCGTAGTCGGAGCAACAGTTGTGGTACTGGTTGTGGTAGGCGCAACTGTTGTTGTCGTGGTTGATGGCACTGTCGTAGTCGACGTAGTTGTCGGTGCAACCGTAGTCGTGCTAGTCGTGGTCGGAGCAACAGTAGTTGTCGTGGTTGGTGCTACGGTAGTCGTGCTAGTTGTGGTCGGTAGCACGGTGGTCGATGTAGTCGTAGGTGCAATTGTCGTAGTAGTAGTTATACTCTCTATGCTATCTATAGTGTACTGTACATTGCAATAAAATGTAGTCGTTGTGGTAGTGGCTGGGAGTACAGTTGTACTCGTAGTTGTACTAGGAGCTACCGTGGTGGTAGTCGTAGCAGGAGCAATGGTAGTTGTAGTTGTAGTTATTGGACATTGCTCATTTGTTATCGTTAATATAGCCATTATCCAAATTCTGCATTATTTGCGGTTCTTACACTAAAGTCTATATTGAAGGCATATGGGGCTGTTTGTGTAGCATCGGGCGTATACACAAGCGCATTTTCAAATGAACCGGACGCACCGCCAATCGTAAACATTAAGTCTCCATCGCTTACCGCTATTCCGTTGTAGGTAAGTGTCCCTGCCCCTGTATAACTGTTTACCCTGACAATTTCAAGGTCATCGCTGTCTGAGTCTGTAAATGTAAACATACTCGGTATGAGCGAGACAGGAGAGTCACATGTAGGTCTTGTGTTTGCTACTACGTTTGGTACTGACACAGGAGCTGCGTTAGTTGTTGTCGTTGTAGTAGTAGGCGGAATCTCTGTCGTTGTCGTAGTCGTCGGCAACTGCGTGGTACTCGTAGTAGTATAATCGTCTGGGCATGCAAGAGAGAATGACCATTCTGTTTCTGGTATTGGCGCATATATCTTACATACGGCAGATGTGGTTGATGATGACTTGTAGAATGTAGCTGTTCCGGTGGCTGCACCCACTATATTCTCTTGTGGCTCTCCTATTGCTGCTAACGCATCGTCTAGCACAGACTGTAATGCTACGTCTCCACGATAACCGGTATTTATAACCTCAGCGCCATCTATCTCAACAACGTATTTATCTGGAATGGCTTCTGTGTCGTATGTCAACGTCACATATCCTTCTCCAGCGCCTAGGGTCACTAGGTATATTATTTTCGGGTAATCTGTTATTCCACTTGCTGTTTCCCCACACGTTATCGTAGTTACTGCTAGTGGAACTTGAGTGGTAGTGGTAGTGGTTGCTGGTAGTGTAGTGGTAGTGGTAGTGCTTCCAGCTGTTGCGGTTTGTTCGCATAAGTAATCTTCATATGTTCCACTCCATGCTTCATCGTTATTGGTAGTGGTGGTTGTGGCTTCGGACGGGCAGTTTAATGTAAACGACCACAATGTTTCTTCTAATGGTGCATATACCGTTACCGTAGCGTATCTTGCTGAAGCAGTCTTTTCAAATGTGAATACTGACTGGGCTGGAGAAGCAATAACCTCTGCTGGTTGACCTGCAGCGGATTGAGCAGCGTAAAGTATACTCTGGAACTCTGTGTCTCCTTGATAACCGGTATCTATTACCGTGCTTCCATTCCATTCTACTACAAATTTGTCAGGGGCATCAAGCGCACCTATATATAAGCCGACTACCCCTGTTCCTGTACCCAAGTCTATATGGTAAGTATGAGTTGAATCGCCAGCTCCTCCTTGTCCACTTATCTCCACTCCACAAGCTTCAATTCCTGTGGTTGTCGTAGTGGTGTAGGTGGTTGATGTGGTTGTATAAGAGGTTGATGTTGTGGTAGTTGCAGCTGTTTCAGCGCATGTGTAGTCTATGAACGTAACTTCAAATACAATGTCGTCTTCATCTATTGGCTCTCTTGTCGTTGTGGACGATGTGAATAACGGGTTATCGACTTGTTCGCACAAATAATCGGAGTATGTGCCACTCCACTCTTCGTCAGTTGGGTCAACCGTAGTTGCCGTAGTTGTTGAATATGTTGTGGTTGTAGTCGAAGTCTGTAACGGGTCGTCTTCAAGTTCACACAAGAAGTCGCTGTATGTGGCGCTCCAGTCTTCAAGGTCACCGCTTTTCAATGGGATAGTGGTGGTATCTGTAACTGATGCGTCAAAATCAAGTGTGCATGTGTAATCTGTAAATACAACTTGGAACTCAATATACCCAGCCTCAACAGTGGTGGTGGTAGTGGTTCTTAATTCCTCCGTACATTCATAGTCTGTAAACGTAATCTCAAAATCAATATCGGTAGCGTCATACTCTTCGCAAAGGAAGTCTTCATAGGTGGCCGTATATTCGGCAGCCCAATCTTCAAGGATTTCAATTATAGGGTCAAGTTTTCCATTGACTGCTTCGCAGCAATCCATAATATTATCAAGCCACTCATCAATATTCGTCGATATTGACGTGAATGATGTGTGCGTCAACTCGCAACACTCATCCAACGCAACAAGTATTCTTTGAAGTTGGGCGCTGTCCATGCTAGAGGTTATTTGAAATTATTGTCAACAGACCTATGGCCGTATCAAATTTTGCTAATATGCTGGCACAGCATTCTGCATGTTCAGTCGATATGGTCGATAGTTTCGTGCTAATCTCTTGTAAATCTGCATGTTCGGTTGCACAGCAGGCGTTTATCGCTGCCACTATTTCCGAATTATCCGCGCTTCCATAAGCGTCACTTACACAATCTGACATAACTAAGTTTTTATCGTTAATGCTAATGTTAATTCTTTAATCTGCTCGTAAAGATAGGTAATAATTGAATCGTATTCAGAATTATTCTCCCGTACCAGCTTTTCCATAGCCCAGAGCCTATCCATGACCTCTATTCTCTCCTGCAATATGTTATTTGCACAAGACATATTCCCTAATCTCAGGAAGTCAATCTCGCACAGCACGCTTTGCATTATCCTGTATTTACTGTTAACTATACTCATGCGTATATCCTGTTAGTTTATACAATGCTAGAACAGTGGTATTAAATTCATTAATCAGGCAAAGTTCGTTGGCAATATCCAGCGCCTTTAGCCAGTTGAATTTTCGTATTGATGTATCGTATTTCTCACAGCCACATCCACATCCGATGGTTTGCTTCCAATCAGACTGCTGTATCTGCTGGAACACTATGTTTTTGATGTAGTAACTAAATCCTACCTCTCTCGTTGTAAAATATTCTACCCCGTTGTACGTGTAGGTGACCTTAAACCGGTAGAACCAATCAGGGAAGTATGCGTAATCACTAATCGTATTATCTGGAAAGTCGGTCATGTTTATGGTTATCCCGTCTCCCAATATGTACGCCCAATCCGAAAGGATGTTTATATCATATGTTGTGCTGTCGTAAAGATTTGTGATTGTTAATGTCGCTGCTGTCACGCCTGAAGTGAGGTCTATCCCAGCGTCATCATACCTTTGTTGAGTGGTATTGTCTTTTACAAGAAAGCTATACCTGCTTATTTGGTTTACGCTTAATCTTAATATACTCATTGCGGCAATGTTTTTCCAAAGTTAAATTAAATTAGACTAATTAAAAAGTGGACTATTATTTTTTTAACTTAATAATTTCTACGTAATCAATCGTAGCACTCGGATTTTCACTGAATATTTCCTGTTTTATATGCTTTGTCCCCAGCCTTATAAACAAAAACTTAAACTTAGGTATCCTGTGTGCAATCTGTGTTATAGGAACATTAACGTGCATGTTTGCGTTGACCAGTGAGTCCTTTTGGATACATGCGGAAAAACTATTAAATGCGTCTTCATACTTTATGCACTTAATCGTATCAATATATGCGGTATCTGTCCGGTTTATGTAAATAATGCTGTCTTTTATTGGTGCATCGAACCCTACGTCAACGCTAGTGTTTACGTTTGTAACTGATTCAACTCTTCGTAATTTCACGTTCATGGCGCGGATTACGTTCACAAGACTGTCCCTGTTTTCTTTAAATTCGTTTCTGGTTAGCACAAGTTGTTGTGTCGATAACACACTAATGCTGTCTTTTTCGTTCAGAAGTATCTTATAACGCTCGTCTTTTTGCTTTAGCAATGCATTTTGGTTGCTCTCTGTACGAATCCTCTCGGCTCTTTCTGCTTTATACAGCCTCACCCAGACGACAGTAGAAGCTGTTGTCATAAGGAAAAGCATTAATAACATCCATATCACCTTGTCTTTCATAACTTATGTTTTTATTACTGTTGTCATTCATGAATCCTTTACCACAATAAATAATCAAGACCGCTGCCAGAATTATACAACGCACCTACGTCTGATGGTGCTAGAACCCTGTCCCCCCATACTGCTATTTGTCCAAAATAGCCATCACTTTGGTCTAAACTTGTCCTACCTCCTACATATAGAGTATATGATGTGTCTCCAATTCCATCAGCTGACGATGTACTGGATGTAACATCTACATTGTTGGCATATATAATTGTATTGTCACTTCCTGCGTAAGTAACCACAAGATGATACCATGTATCTAGCGCTAGAGTGCTGGACGTTCCAAGTTGAGTATTTGACCCTGCAAAATATAATGCTCTTTTGTCGCTTGTTACTGTGCCATCAAATCTGAAATAATAATTTGTGGAGCCGGGGGTGGTATCTCCCATTTGTATTATAATATCTTGGTCAGTAGAACCACTCGTCCCCCAAGATGACATTTTAACCCATGCTGAAATACTCATAGTAGAAAACCCACGTAGGTTTGCGTTATCTGATATTGTTATATAGTCAGAACCATCAAAATAATAAACAGGGTCTATATTTCCTGTTCCCGTCTGATTAACCGCAGCACCATTATTCGTCCCATCATAAGACCCGTGTAAATCATAAGCTGTACCTCCAGCTGTTTCATCTAACTCCCAAACGGAAATCAGCCCATCCAAAAGACCAGTGGAAGGTCTGTTTACTTTAGACGTTACCCAGTTTCCGCTTACATGTCTCTTTATTTTTTTTGGTCTCCATCCTCCATTGGTATAGCGCATTAAAATCGTTTCTTTCCAAGGAGAAGCAGTAACCTCGGCAGCAGTGGTGGTGGTGGTTGTTCCTGCTACCGTAGTGGTTGACGTGGTTGTGGGAGCAACTGTTGTGGTACTGGTGGTTGTGGGAGCAACTGTTGTGGTACTGGTGGTTGTGGGCGCTACCGTAGTGGTTGACGTGGTTGTGGGAGCAACTGTTGTGGTACTGGTGGTTGTGGGCGCTACCGTAGTGGTTGACGTGGTTGTGGGAGCAACTGTTGTGGTAGTTGTCGTGCCTGCTACTGTGTAATCTATCGTAACAGAAATATCATCAACATAGCCCTCAATTTGTGCAGAAGCATTGTTAACATTTTTTGAACTCCAATAAATATAAAGCGTAATACTCGTTGAGCCTGCTAATGATAATCCTGAAATACCGGGGTCAACTGAAGGAGTGTGTGTTCCTGTCCCTGCGTAATCTGCTTGGTCTGCTATTAATGAACGAGTAGTTCCATCATTAATATATAATGCACCGTTAGCACCTGCAACATCACCCTCATAAAAATAATTACCACTAACCCAAGTATCACAACCACCGTTAAAGGAAGCTGCTGAATACCCCGTTACAGTATCTCCGGTGCCAATACCAAATATTGATGCAAATGTTCCTGATATTGAAAAATACCCTTCACCTGCTTTATTCCTGCCTGTTTCTCCTGAATAATCTAAACGGTTATTAGCATAAGCCAATGTACAAGCACCCGATACTACGGTTGGACTCCACCCTTCGGCTGAACCTGTAAAATTATATGTCTTAACTGCTGTTGCCATTACCAACTACTATAATCTAAACCTGCTCCATTATAATGTAACTTATTTGCCATGTCTGCATGATCGCTTCTGTATGATCCCCACCATGCCAGTTGTTGCATATCTCCATAGAAAGAGGGATTCGTGGATGATTCACTTGCAAATACCCTAAAGTCAGCAACACTACTGACATTAAGTGTAGCGTGTCCGGTGCTCCATGATGCTGTTTCTACTCCATTCACATAGATATATTCATTTGAACCATCTCTTACTACAAATATGTGTTTCCATCCTGTTTCGTATGGTGTTGCAGTGTCCTCAAAGAGCTGCTTGACGGTTTGACCGCTATCGTAGGTTTGAAAATAGACTCCGTTGGTGTTGTGATACCCTATCAGCCAAACCCTGTTATTTGCTGAGGCGTTATATCTGGCTGCTGCCCATCCCCCTGCAAATGGAGTTCTTGCGTATATCCAAAATCCCACCATAAAACTATCCACATCATTAATCCCGCTTGTGCCAATATCAACATCTGCATAACTATCAGAACCGTCCCCTTGAATTACATATTTGCTCCACTTGCCGCTATTATCGTATGACGTACCATAAGCACCTTCTCCATCATAACTGCCATGAGAATCAGTTAGATCATTATTAAACTCCCAAACAGCTGTAAGGTCTGTTAGTAAGTTTACAGAAGGGGGTGTATATGCAAACCTGTATGGGTCAATTACATTACTCATTTGAATAATTTTTTAATTTCCTTCATCTTTCTCTTATAGTCCTTTTTCTTATAAGGATTTAAGAGATAATATCTATCACGCCTGAATATTATTCCGTTGTTTGCCATCCGTCATCTAAATCAGGTTCATTTCCTAAAAGAATTTCCGCAATTTTGGCTTGAAAATTGGTGTCATTCTGCCAAACTTTAACACCATAGTTCTTAAACTTAGTTCTCACAACCTCTTCTTCTGGAGTTACTGTTTGTCCATCAATCTCTCTCAATACGCTTGTTAGTGCAAGTGTAACATACTTAACTTGGTCTGCTAAAGAAATCAATGTAAGGTTAGCTGATGATTCAGCATTTTTGGCATACTCCTGTATCTCAGTGTTATCATGTTTAAGTACAGAGTACGTTCGCTTGTAAACGTTAAGCCACGTATATGTAAGATGCGGTTCTGTTGTAACTTCATCAGTTGTTACTAAACTATAATATCTTCCATCATATACAGGTGCTGCAAAAGGTGTATATTTCAACAACCATTCGTAAGCAGGGTCTAATCCTACTACGGGTTGCATGTCTTCTCTCGGATACGGAGCATGCTTAACCACGCTCCCATCGCTTACTAATATTAAAACTGCTGGTAGGCTCATGTTGAATATTTTATGGTGCTGTTGTAGTGGTAGTGGTAGTCGGTGCTGTAAACCTGTATCCTTCAAGGAATAGAACCAATTGAGTTCCAGCCACTGTACTTCCTATTTGGTCTATATCGGCAGAAAATAGCGAGTCTTTAGACAGCGAATAGCTTGACGCACTCCCCGAAAACGTTGATGTCTCTGCGTAATTACTGCTTGCAGATACTGATAGCACAGCGTTAAGTATAGATGTTCCACCGTCTTCTACGTCGATTGTTAATGCAGAGCCAGTTGGTGCTGTCTTTACTGATGCATACACCCTTGTTACCTCAAAATCCATCGGGAAATAAAAGGCTATTTTTTCCCCAGTGGTTAAGTCGGAAGTGGTATCAGACAATGCCATGCCGATGGTTTCATATGCATAATCGTCTGACGGAAGCCATAGCATTGTAGTATCGGAAGGAGCTGAAGCGCCAATATGAATATGTTGGTACTTACTGTCGTCCAGTGCTTTTGCAGTAGCGAACTTAGCGTCATCAGTTCCAGTATCTAGTTCTGCCCCACTTGCTTTTACTGGCACATCGCCTGACGCAAGTTTCTCATCGTCAAGCTCTTGTAACGCAAGTTGGACGTTGGTAGATGACAAATCTCCGTATGGCTCAAACGAAACACCAAGCGCAGCTATTGCAGATATTCCACCAGAAGGCAAAGACGAACTGGTTCTGTAGTCGTAGTCTTCCGTGAAACCACCATCTCCTTCGTATATAAACTTGTACAATAACCTCATCTCCGCGCTTATATTCAGCCCTGCCAGAGTTGGTGGGTCTTCGTCCCTTGCAGAGTTAAGGTTACCGTGTGCTGCTGAAGCGTGAGTCGGGATAATATAAATATTCCTGTCTGTATCTCCTGCTGCATATACCCAGTAACATGCGTAATTATTTGACGCAAAGGTAGTTAAGCTCCAAGTGTCTGTGTCAAGATAAGTTGGCGCACCACTGCTCCCTGTGTATGGTAAGCTTATGTTTGCCCACGTATATATCCCTGATGATGACTGATAAAACGACCTTGCGTTAAGTTGTTGGGTTATTGTGTGCTGAATGTCCTCGTCGAATATGTACCCGGACTCTATCTGTAATGAGTTAGGCGTACCACTGGTAGGATATGTCTTTGCAAGACCTGAATAGTATCTTGTACCAATAGTAAGGTGTGCGTTAATATGCCAGTCTATATTTCGGGTGTGATTATGATACTCGTTTATCATAGCACCATCAGAACCATTCCAGAACACGGTGCATACAGGGATGTTCTCTTTTAAGTCCCAAGCTGACTCGGATGCCTTCATTGTACCTGCTGCTGCATCAAAGTAAACAAAGTAAGTCTCGTTTGCAGCAAGGGTAATGTAAGAATCAAGGTCGCAATCAATCTGGCTGGCAGTGGTGTATTTGTCTCCTTTATACCAATACGTGTTAGTGCCACTTGCTACAGAGACAACATGAGTAGTTGAGTTAAACGATAATGCTCCAAAGGTTTCAACACCATGATACTTCTTGCCCCTGTGATATGTCACAGGGTCTTGACTAGCATCAAATCCCAAAACCTTTTCGTCTACGCCATTTACAATCTTTTCATCAAAGGTTGAGCCACTATTCTCCTTGTGTAATATATAGTCACCTTCAGCCATTTAATTAATTTTAAGTCCATGTGGTAGCTATTGGCGCTCTCTTCCATACATCAGTAGCTGTACACACGTAGAAATAATTGGTGTCAAAGGCAATATCATTTGCTGTACCTGTACTTGTAGATGTTGCAGGAGCAGACTGCCAAAGAACACCCATTACTTCGTCTGAAGTCAAAGCGTCAATATTCCCTGAAGTAATGCGCCCTACGATTGTCTGTTCTGCTACAGTAAGAGCAGCCGGTGTATCATCAGAAGTTGCTGCCAGAATAGTTTGGGCATCAAACAATGCTTTTGCTACATAATCGGTAGCAGTAGCAGATGCCATAGTGCCTAAAGTAACACCGAGAACTTGAGTAGCGGACAGAACCTCTGAGTTGTTTATTTTGTAAACAGTCCCCGTTGGTATGTTCACATTCTGGTTTAACGTCCAGTTATCATTGGCATTGTCCCATATGATTGTTTTATCAGAAGTTCCCTTAAGCGTGATACCACCACCGTCTGCCGTAGTATCGGTTGGAGAACCAACAGAACCAAGCTCGATGTTTTTATCGTCTACAGTAAGAGTGGTTGAGTTGATTGTAGTGGTAGTACCCTCCACAGTAAGGTCTTTAACACGAAGGTCTGCGTAGGCACTATCGCCAAGATTCCTCAGCTGTAGCTCTCCTGTGCTATTCTTTAATCTTACCCCTGTTCCACCAGAGTCAACGTCAAAATACGTACTCGTAGTTCCTGTGTCTGTGTGTTGAGTGTGAGTGTCCGTAGTAAGCGCAACAGTTCCAGTTGAGTTAGGAAAGGTAATCACGCGGTCACCGTCCAGCGCTGTGTTTGTCAGTGTCAGGGAATTGTCCGTAGCACCAAGCGCCACATCCAGAATTATCTTCCCAGTAACCGAGTCGCTGTCTATGGTGAAAGTGTTTCCGGTAGTGCCGGTGTCCGTATTCTGCGTATGCCCACCAGACTGAACAATCCATTTAAGACCAGTTGTTTCAGCATCATCTCTTACGAGCATATAGTTGTTTGTACCAGCAGCTAGTACAGTTGGTACTCCGCTTGCATCAGAAGACAGCAAGCCCCCTTTTGCAACGTTCACGTACTTTTCAGCGTACTCCGTACCTGCTCCAGCCGTGTTTTGTGTCAGTAATAAATCATATTGTGCCATAATGTGTTAAAGTTAATTATCGGTTTCCGTTTTCTTTTCTTTATTTTCCTTGTTGTCGTCTTCCTTGAAGTACAGTGCGAACGGAATATCAATAGTTTCATTATTGCCTTGAAACATCATTTCTACGACCTTTAGTAAGTCCTGTTGCGTCAACTTTACTCCACAAAACAAATGATTTGTCTCTGCAATCTTATTTATCTCTTCCTTTGTGTCTTCTAATAGCTTGCGCTCTCTTTCGACTTCTGCTTTTTCGACCTCTACCAGCTCCTCATACTTTGTCTTCAGCGTCTCAAGCTTTTCGCGTAATTCTTTTCTCTTTCTTGCCATGTTATGTTATTCTTAATGGTGCTTTCTTCCAAACAGCTGTTGACGCATCTCCAGTTGTTACGCAAATATACATGTAATCATCGTCAACAAAAAAATCTCCTGCCGTTCCAGCATCTACACCGGTCTGCTTAGTTGCGAATTGTGCGCCAGATACTTTTAAATCATTAATTTGTTCCTCGGTAAAATCATTGTACGTAAATGCGTCTCCCTGATTTCCCAAATCAAGCTCCCACCTACCGTATTTTGTGTATATGTAAGTCCTTCCGTTGCTTATTTTAGTGTCTCCTTTTATTGGCATATTACATTTTTGGGTCTACCTTATTTTTCATAGCGACGTTGTTATTCCAAGTCTTACCACCGATGTATGCTCCAGCAACAAACGTGATTAGACCTATGGCAGTTACAGCGACTCCTTCCATCTCCTTGTGTATGGAGAACGCTCCGAGTACGAATCCTGTGATTAAACAGAACCATGTTATCCTTATGCGTGTCCTATTTTTAATCATGATATAATTATTTTGCCTTTGTCCGTTAAAATGCCAAGTAAATCGTCCATTGTGTCGGACGAGCTAGTAACATCACGGCTTCCATCACCGTCTATATCAGTAATCGTATTGCCCACAAGTACACATCCCTTTGTATCGCTTTTGAAATTCCCTTTGTGGACAAGTATTTTACTCCTTGACGGTACATCTTTTATATGCAAACAATCGCCAAACTTAGGAGAGTCGTGCCTGACTATATCATATTCCCCTTTCTGGATACACGATATATTGCGCTGGTTATTAACCCAAGGCAACTCAAGAGTATAGCACGAATAGATTTCAGTTGTTCTATTATAGATGTGCATAACTCCTATGGTCTGATTATCCTCAGACTCTACCCTAAGCAAGTAAATTCTAATATCACTCATCAATTCCCTTTTTATTGGCTGTCATCCACATGCGCTTCTATCAAGGTAGCAGCCCTTGTTACTTCTTTTATGGCAACGTCAAGGCGTTTTGTGAGTAGCTGGTGGTCTTCCCTGTTCTGTTTGGAAAACTCAGCCATGTCAGTGGAAAAATCATTCCGCAAGTCCCTAAAATCAGCAATCATGTTTCTTTTAATCTCCACCATGTCCTTCTCAATAACCAGTATTTTCAACGCGTTATTGTTAATCTGGTTCTGCATCTTAATGCGTTCATCAGTAATCCGGTTATCCACCCCCGTCTTGTGTCTGTGAAAGGCCAGCAACAATCCAACGACTGTAAGGACTACCGCAGCAACTCCTATGTAAATTTCTACTCCCATTGCGTTATTATTTAAAATTAAGCAGTGGTTGTAGTTGTAGTTGGAGCTACAGTTGTAGTTGTCGTTGTTGTCGGCAATGTAGCATTATTCATTAAACTGTTAATAGCTATCACAACATTAGCAGCACTCGAATACGTACTGCCATTCACATTCACACCTGATGCTGGCGCGGAGTTCAAGATTACGTCCTCTGTGTATTTATCAGTAATCCATACACGTTCCAAGTCGTCAGTCCGTGCCACAAGTATGTCTTTAGGCAAGACTTTCCATGTCCCAGAGATACCTGCTGTATCGCTGAGTCTAACACTGTAGTTGTCTAAGTTCGTTATATACAACATATCGCTATAATTTATATTACTAAATTAGTATAATTATTTTTAATATTCAGTCCATTCTCAAAATAGGCAGTTCGTTTTGCTCTGCATCGTCGCCTCTTCCCTTTCTTTTCCTCTCTTCAACCATTATTTCTCTCCTTAGCCTTCTATTCACTGTTTCTGTCACAGGGTTGGGCATATTGTACTTTAATGCAAGAACACCTAACTGCAACCATCGTAACGCTTTCTCTTTTCCTACTACCTCTTCCATGGCAGTAAATACTATCGCAAAATCCTCTACCGTGTCCAAATAATCGTCTGTAATAACAGAAGGCACTGGAATCGCAGTTTGTAAAATCTGTGTAGTACCTCCTCCTTGTGGAACTGCCGATATATACATATGTTCCCTGAGATTTTCAAATACCTTCTCTTTCTCTTCTTTGCTAAGGTATTTCCCCTCTGTTATACCATACATAAGCCAGCCTGCTATGGTTTTGGCAACATTAGACGAGCCTCCCAAAACGATATTAGAAAACGAAGCCCCCACCTTCCAACTTACGTAGTTCCATGATTTATACTTTCTCAGTTCTTCAATGGCATACTGGTCATCATCTTCGTCTGACATGATAAGTCCTGTAGTCCATATCATACCAGCAGACGAAGCCGCCCTTAGGACATTATATAATGTGTTCGATATTAAAATGGATATTATATCACGCACCCCTTCTTTTCGTTGCGAACTTCCTGCTTCATTGAACCGTACTTTTCTTATTGATGCGTATATCTGCTCCCACTCATTCCTGTTAAACGATTGCAGGTAGTCGAGCAACTGTGTGTATCCTTTCTTCTTAGAAAAATGAATGGTATTTGCAAAGAAGCTTGCGTTCATAGCTGATGATAACGGGTTCTTTGCGTTAAATAATTCCTCTACTCTCCTTAGCGCATGCATGCCGGCTTTGGCAATAGCATCACCATGCTCAACGCCATAGTCAGAGTCGTTTTTAAATGCTTCTGGGTCAAATTCCTTCCCAGTTATCTCTTTAAACTCCTTGTCAAACACAAATACGAACATGGGCTTACCTACCTGTGTGTCTGAATAGGTTATAACCCAATCAGCTGCTTTTTCAGCAACCTTCCCAAGCCCTCTCGTCGCTATCGTTGCTCCGCCTATCTCTTCCTGAAATTGGGTAAACATTTTTGTGCCGGTATAGTTTTTTATTATATCGTCGTATATATCAGTGAACCTGCGAATCCTTTTCCATCCTGTTGCATTTATGCTTGCAAGAGAAATGGCGCTTCTTACGTAGTTTGCAATAAATTCTGGCGGTATCCTAGCTACATTTGCCAGTAATGCCTTCTTAGAACCACGCATTACCTTTGCAAATAATTTAACCGTTAAGTCCTTCTTCATCCTGTAGATGCCAGAGTCAAAGTGGAAAGCCACCCTGTTGCGAATATGATTGCGCATTCCATTGATAAACGTCTCAAACCCCTCTGTGCTTTTATTGCCTTCTTTCCTGCGCAACTCTTTAAATTTGTTGTACCCAATCTGCAAGGCATTTACCGACTGGTTTATGGATGGTGCAATATGGTAGTTGTTGTATACTTCAGTTACGTACTTGACCATTATATTAATCGGATTGGTCTCTACCAGTTGCTGAATATTATCGCTGCCAAACGTTGAATCTGCTTTTAATTTCAAATGGCTTGGACTTAATATACTTGAAATGGTATCATTTTCTTTTGTACTTTGTGTAATATTTGCATACGTGTAATAAGGAAAGTACTCTTCCTCATCTACAAACGACATTCCGTTTTGAAGGGTAGCCATTTCTGCGTATGCCCTCATATCCTTAAAAATGCTTTCCATTGTGTCGAAAACACCTTTCACATGTCCGTCCTCTTTTAGCTTATCCTTCAGTTTTCTTGCGTCTATTATCTCAACCTTCTCACCGTCCTTAAGGGTTATCTCCATCATTGCATCATTGTCCTTTGCATACTGATACAGTTTATTGTAGTAATCCTGCCTTTTCTGGTACATCTCTCTCTCGGTTGTCTTGGTCGGAGAATCAAACTTTTGCCATACATAATCATTCTGTAGTCTGCTTGCATCACTGCGCTTTAGCTCCCCTTTCAGAAGTTTTTCCCTGTACTTTTCGCTGTTCTGCAACCTGAGTTCCACGTTTACCATGCCAATCCAGTTCAGCATTCTTCTTCTTTCTTCACGCTTATATTTCTTTTGGAACTTACGCATTGATTCAAAAAATACCGTAAGCGTTTCGTGTGTCTTTGCCTGAGATTCAACCAGCTTCTTACCGATTATATTCAATAGCATAGCAGTTTTCATCTCACCAGACGGGTCTATAATAGTGTCTATCCTGTGTGGCTCGTAAGATTCAAGGAATGCACGCATGGTTCTTTCCCTTACTCTTTCTCGCCCTTTCTTCACATGCCATTTTGCTTTGAAGCTTGCATGCCATTTCTGATAAAAATTCTTAGTCCAGTTTTTCCATGACCTGCTATCGGCAACCCTATCAAACACTTTTTCGTCCGCAAACTGTCGCTGATACCTGTATGCCATTAACTCATTCATTAATGTCATATCGTATGGTGTCATCCAGCCCTCTTCTAAATTTTGAAGCGCCCTGTCATATGCCTCAAGGTCTAATATCGACAACTGCTCAAGCTCGCTTTCCTTAATGGTGATGAAATCGTATGCCCATTCTTTCTTAATATCGTTGTCCAGCTTCTCAATAGCCTCTTTTAATTTGGGCGACTTTTTCATGGTCATTATGCGCTTCACATAATACGACACCATATCTCTTAGCATAGTGCCATACTTGCCCTCGTTCTCATTGAATAGCTCAAATAGAGATTTGCCATGTGACTCACTGGTAAATGTGTCCGTATCCTTAAGCATGGCGTCGTTACCTCCTATGAGCTTCTGGAGTTCCTGAATCGTTTCATCCTTGAGTTCTCCCTTCCTTTTCAGATTCAAGAAACGTTTTCTGGCTATGGTTATCTTGCGCCTGATATTCATATAATCCTTGGCGCTGGCTACGTTGCTGAAACTACCCTTTATTCCGCTTATGTAAGCCATAAGCTTATCAGACGTGTCGTTTTCATATGCTTCGGAATGCTCTTTAAGTCTCCCACCAAATGCCACTGAAAGGTATTCAAGGCTTGTAAGATTTGGGTTTCTGGACTTAAATATTTTATTGCCCTCTTTTATAAACAGGTCAAGCTCATCCAGCTCAAGCAGATACGGGTCAATTTCAAACAAGGCTCTTGCGTCATGCGTCTTACCTCCAAGAATGCTTTTACCCTTTCTTGCTGCCTTTTTTATCTTCGCAATTATCTCTTTCGCCTGAAGAATTTTATCCTTATAGCCTAAACCTTTCTTTGGGTCAAACAATACTTTTTGCACATAAGCAAGGGCATCTCTCCTGTTTTTTTCAGTCCTTGCACTGGACAGTCTGTTCACTATGGACATATATTGCCCAAGCGTTATGCTGGCGTTTTTAAATTTCCTAGCATGTTTCAGCATGGCAATAATTTGCTTACCCAGCCTCTCAAATTCCTCTTGGGTAAGCCTTTTTACCTTCTTGGCTGTGTTAGCCATCTCAGTTATCTCCCTTATCGTGGCAGACTCTATGTTGACTCCAGAACCTTTTAATATTTTAGACACATATTGTAGTGCCTTTCTCTTTTCATCCACTGTCGCTGCCATATTCAGCCTGTCAATGGCTTTCTCGAATTGCCCTTTTGTGATTAATTCCGCAAGAGTGAATTTTCTGAACTTATCTTTTATCTTTCTTCTTATTGTATCAAATGCTGCGTCTGTGATATTCCCTGACTCCTTAGAAATATCAATTACATCGTCTATGTCTCCTTTCAATTCCACTACCTCTGCCACTTTTGCCACCTGTTTTCCCACTCTGCCTTTCCTGTGCGACACTTTTGTCACCGGACTGTCATCAAATGGTTCTCCCTCGTAAGGAAAATCTATCGGGTTCTCCGGGTTCTGCTCGTTTCTCAGTTTTACGTATTCGACGATATCATTTTGAATTTCCCCAACGGCACGTCGGTTCATAAGCGCACGTATATTATCACGCAATTCCTGATACTCGTCGATGGTCTCCCTGTATTTTTCAATAGCCTCATCCCTGATGTTGTCTGAGACGGGCATATTAGCCATTCCTTTAACGTTAAACCCTTTTACTATGAATTTGCCATCTGTGAAGCGAACCTTGTATTTCTTGCCTCCTATGCTCACCACACGACCTTTTTTGAGTGCAGCCAATGTCTCTTTGTCAAAATCTTCTAGTGATTTGCGAACTTCTTCCTGCTTCCGCTTAATCATTTCCTCAATCTTGCGCTGGACTTGCTTGTCTGTCACCTGTCCTTTGAATGTAAGACTGACATCCTCAATCTCCATCGTGACGGACTCCCTGAAATTCTGCTCGATTACCAGCTCCCTTTCAGGATTCAGTATGCGGTCGTATATTTTCCGCATATCGTAGTTCAGCTCAAACATTATATCGCCTGTGGTGACTGCTTTATATGCTTCTTTGAGCCATTTTTTAAGCTTGGCAAAGTGTGTCTGCAATTCTTTGACAGGTGATTTGCCGGTCATCAGGTATTTCTCAAACCCATAAGCAAATGCTTCGGATACTTCATCGTCCCATTCCTTTTTGTTTGTTCCTCTAGTCTCGTTTACCCATTTTATTATGTCATTGCGCTCTGTATCATCAAGATACTTTTCGTATATGTGCATAACCTCATGCAGTGGAGTTGACGGGATAGAGCTTCCAAGTGCATATACCAATGCCTGACCGTCCTCATGCAACTGTACAAGCGCACGTATTTTACCTCGTTTACCGGACGCTCTTTGAGCAAGTGACTTTGGACTAAATAGGTTAGCCCTACGTCTTACGATTCCTACCTCATGAATATCTGCACTAAATGGTTCTTCCAATAAGCCTTCTCTGGTTAAAGCTAGTCCTCGTTTAGCTGCAATCCTTGCATTTAACTCTCCCCATAGAGCAGAATAGATTCCATACCTGATTTGAAACAAGTCATCCTTAGCCGGCATCAGGCTTTCTGCCTCCTGTAACATTTCATTATACTTCTTAAGCGAGAACTTCCCATCGGTGCTACCTACAGTTCCGCTACCCATTCTTTCGTTGATTATCTCATCTACGGTTTCAACGATATGTGCCTTTCTTTTTCCTGCATTCGTTAGCTCTGCTAGTCTTGCGCTGGCATCATGAAGCCTTGTTGTAATTTCGTTTGCCCTATAAGAGTCTCCCATTGCATTTGCCAGCCTTGCGTCTGACTCCAGAGAGCTTATTTCTTCTCTTAACGCAGTCAGTTCTTGGTTCAACTGTGTCTCTGCCTGAGTCATAGCGTCTTCCACATGACTCCAAAATGGTCTTGCATATTGTGCTAACCTTTGCACTGCCTTTGAGTATTCAACAAAGTTGGTGAACACTTCATCAGCCTGTTTTGCATCATACTTTGTTTTAGCCTCAATATACTTAACCATCATAGAGCGCTGCTTCTCGTTAAGGTTATCAAGACGTACTGCCAGTTCAATTCCATTTACGAATCCACCAGAAGGAAGTCCGGTGTGATACTGTATAGCGTGTTGCCATTCATGGAAGAATGAGTCAAGCCCTTTGTCGGTGAGTAATACTTTAGGACTCCCTTTTATTGTTATTGTGTTTGTACTCCAATCGAATGATGCGTTTTCTGCGGATACCTTTCCCGTCTTTGGGTCAAGCCTACTCTTATTGGTAAACACCACTTTCACATTCTTAAGTGCAGGGACGATTGAGAATATGTTGTATTGCCCATCATGGATATCAACGACAATCTCGTCTATGCCAAATACAGTGTCATTGTTGTCTTCCCATTTCTTTTGTGCATCTTTTATTTGTGAATCTGTTGGAGATGGCGGAAACTGGTCGTACATCCAAACGCCTTCTTCATTCGGGATTTCAACATACTGCCATCCGGTGTCTTTGTATATTTTAGCATTGGGTATTCCCTTCGCACGCATCTCCTTCGCTCCCCTTAGATTTTCCTTATCTCTGTCGCTAAGGTGCTGCGCTGTCTCTGGTATCAACTGGGCGAGAGATTTTGTACCTTTTATCTTGCGGTTTATGTCTTTCAGTTTCGCCTGCTCAAACCTTATATTCTCAAGCACTTTGGCTCTTGTAGTGCCTTCCTTTATCGCAATGCTTCTTATAATAAAATCCATTACAGCTGATGTCGATAACGCCTCTTCTTCTGAGAGTCCAAATACCTCCGTATTAATATCGTATAGCCGTTTTATATCTATGTACCTTGTCTTATTCTTTTTGGCTATGTTCTTAATCTTGTTTACCGTCCTCTTGCCTATTCCTCCTTTTTGGGCTTCCACCCCAGTTTTTTTCTTAGTGTTCCGTACACGAACGCCCGTAGTCTTTCCCCTTTGAGTCCTTTTCGTCTTCCCGCCCGTCTGAGCGCTTCTTCCACTTTCTTCGGCATCTCTCTTTGCTTTAAGTTCCTTTTCCTTTGCTGCTGCTAGTTTACCTTGTACATCTTTTTTCCTGTCACGAAGCATTTTCATTTTCTCTTCATGCTCGTCTCGCTTAGTCCTGAAGTTGGCAATCCTTTCTCTGGGAGAGAAACGCTCTTTTGCAAACTCGTCTTTCCAAGTCTCATGCTTGCTTTTTTCTTCCTCAAGCAACTCATCTATAGCGTCAATTTCCTCTTGGCGCTGTTTTACTTCGTTTACCTCTTCGGCCTCTTTTTCTGCTTCCTTCTGTTGTTTTTCCTGTTTTGAATACTCGTCTCTGATTGCTTTTACATCCTTATCTAAATTACTCTTAAGATTCTTCTTTTCCTGCTCAAGCTTTTTCTTTTCTTCACGGAACGGCTTAATCTTAGACCGGTAATCCTGCGACAGTTTACCTAATTTAAGAGCCAATTCCTTTTCTTCTTTGGTAGTTCTGTTCCCTTTTTTCTCGTTTTCCAGCTTTTCCTTCTCCTGCTCATACTTCTGTTTCTCCTGCTCTATGGATGCGTCATTATTCTTTATCTTCTCGTCAACAGCTGCTATATCATTCTTAGCCTTTTTTTGGGTATTGCCAATCTTAGTCTCTACCTGTTTGGCTGTCATCTTTTTAGCCTTTGGAGTTACCGCTTTTTGGGAACTTGTCTCAGTAGCCGGTTTCTCTTTTTGGGAACTTTCTGGTTTTTCTGGTTTTTCACTTACCTGTAATTCAGCTGCTTGCCCTTTTGTTTTGGGAACTTTTTCTTCTTTTTTAACCGGAATGTTGTCCGTTTCTGCTAACTTTTCCTTTTCTTCTTCAAATCTTTCGTCGATTTGCTCAGTGGTCATATCGCCCTCAATGTCTGCTCCAACAGACTCCAGATAGTCCAGTTTATCCTGCTCAGTCAGCTGTTCTTCAGGAGTGTTTGTGGTAATAGCCTCAGTCCTTTTTTTGTCAAGAGTCTCAGCCACAGAAGATGCTCCATAGCGCATTAACGCACGCACCTGATTACTGTCTAAGTCTTCATCGTAGATAAATTTGGTCAAGGCTTTTACCTTGTCCGTTATATCAGAGTCATATATGATGTCCTTTATCTTGTCAACATGAGCGCTACTGAAATACTCACGCAACCCTTCCTCTGTTTTACCACCAACTGCTTTTAATACAGTCATTGGAGAACCCATAGCAGCTACCGTAAATGCTGTTAATCCTAATTGTTCTCCATTCCAGAAGTCTTTAAACTTTGCCTCGCCAAGCCCAACTTGCATTACATTCGTAGCTATCTCTTCTATAAATTCAGTTATAGGGTCATTCAGTTTTGTGGCTTGCAGTGCAGACTTTAACGTGCCTGACGATAGTTTCCTTATGCCTAATGCTTTGGCTGCCCTGCTCAGGACTGGTGCTATTACGGACGAACCAAGTTCTTCTGCAAAAAATTCAGTCCATGTGGTCAGGAACTGCTTGGTAGCGTCTGCAACAAAAGACTTATCGCTTTCTTTTACATCTGCATCGTATTGGCCGGTTTCTGGATTCCACTTAAACCCTATGTCTTGTCTCCGTTTTGCCAAGTCTCCCCAGTATCCACCATATAAAGGCACGTTAACAGCAGAGCCAGCCATGTCCATTGCCATTAACTTCATCTTGTTTTTCAGTCCCTTTTTGGCGGTTACCGTCAATCCTCTCTGAGCTGCTGACTTAGCAAGTCCGGTAATACCTCCTGCATATACAATAGAAGTAACAAACGGTAACGATTCGGTTACGCTTCTCCCTGCCTTATACCACCAACGGTAATTGTCTTCCATATTACCTTCGTATGCGTTCTTAAGGGAATACGCATTTAGGACTTCTTTTTCCCCTTCTGTTGAGTTTTCTTTTTTCCCTGCAAGATTCGCAAGGTAAACGGATTCAATGCCGGAAGTAAACCCTGCGCTTGCAACGTCAGCTGCAACTTCTGGTGTAAAAGCATCGTAGAATGTGCCTACTTTATGAGTACCGTCAGACTCCATTCCACCAAGAACCTCGTCGTAATAGTCCCTTGCCCCACGATATGCGCCTATTTCGTAATCAAGTTGTTTCAGAAGGTCTGATTTGCCTGCTTCGTTTGCCAGTTTAAGCGATGTCTGACCTCCCCATTGGCTGGATGCGCCTGTAGAATATATTGGTTTCCACCCCGTTCTTGCCATTTCATCCGCACGCTCCCTCTCCAACGTAGCCAGCTTGTCTTCCAGACGCTCCAGACTCATCTCAGCCTGATTTTTTAAAGCATATGACGTTGGATTACCCTGATTATCGAATAGTATTTTACTTGCAATATATGACTGTAGCTTCTCCTTTGTTTTTTTCTTTTCATCACCGGACATTCCGAGCGTAACGTTGTGAATTATGTCTTCTATTTGCTGCTTTTTGCCTTCGTAAGTATTTGGCTTTACCTCAAGCGCTTTGTCAATCTCCGGTATTAATTCCTCTATTTCACCATGTCCGTATATATCTGATACAAAGTCATTTACATACTTCTCAATGTCATTGTTAAACTTTTCGTCGTACTTTTCAGAAAGCGCATTTACCGCCTCTTCGTATTGTGCCTTTTTTTCCTTGTACGCTTTTTTGTCCTGCGCTCTGTATGGCGCTTGTATATTGCCTTCCTCGTTCATGTACTCAGCAAAATAATCATTGCGGAGTTTTTGTATGTCTTTGGATAATTTATCCTTGGTGTCCTTAAATAGTGCGTTGTACTTTTTATCGTCCCCTTCGTCTATACTCTTTACAAGGTTCTGATACTTGTCGTGTACCATCTGCTGATTCCCTGCTTCTTTGGCATAAGCGTAGGTGGATATTCCATGTGTGTTATCTCCTTCTGCAATCTTCTTATCGTAAAATGCGTCGGCTTTAAACGTATTCTCTCTTTCTTTTAACTCATCCCCATCTGTCTTTATCTTGCCTTCAGCTATATCGTCTGGAATAATTGTACTTGACTCCTTCCTAGATATTGCCACTGCAATTTCTCTGGCACTAAAATTACTAATAGGGTCATTTATGTCTGCGCCAAGAGCCTTAGCTATTTCCCTAACATAAGACTCTGGATTATTCTCATTTGGCGGAGCATATACGAAAATCAAGTCCCTGAGAGTTGAATTGCCTGTTAATCCAGTTTCTGATTTTCCAGATTGCTTAATTTCTATGTCCCGTATCCCTGCCTTGAAGCCTGCCTCTGGTGTTGGAAATCTTGCCCAATACAAGTTACCGCCTTTATGCTCTCCTTCTTCAGCTCCGCGTTGATTAGCATACGTCAGGTTCATAGGATTGTTATGGACACTTGCGATGCGACTGCTTTCAGGTATTTTAATGCTTTTGGTGTCGTCAGCTCCAGCTATTGCCCGTAACGCAACCAAATCATATTCCTCTTCCTTGCCTTTAGGAGTATCTTTTACTTCTGCAATTGCCTGTAACGCTTCCCAGTCATATGTATTTATTTTCTCTGCCATGAATCTGTATCAGCCTTTGCTTTTTTATTTTCAGGGGTTTATTCCCAGCTTTCTTTAGTTATTCCCAGCTTTTTAAGTTGTCTTTCTGCCTCTTCCCTTGTTTTTATTTTTTCACTGACCTCAATGAGTGCCTTTATTGCGTCCTCGTATGAGTTATGTCTATCTATTATCCCTTTTGCTATAGCTCCTAAATCGACAGGCTCTTCATCGTCCTTGTCATTAGGTGCTGGTTTCGATTCGCTTGATGTGTCCCTAGTGGAACGTTTCAGGGAAGGATATTTTCGCATACCCCCTCCTGCTCGCGCTATGCCTGTCGTGTCAACTGGTGTTTTCTGGTCGTCATCTGGTGCTGCCGTTGTAGTCCTAGTTGTCCCACTCCATACCAGCTCTTTGTCAGCTTCAATCATTTTACGCAAAGCTTCTCGTCCACCACTACTATTCATTTTATATTCAACGCCATCAAATATTATCTTTCTGTTGTCGCCTCGCTCCACACGCTCTGCATATCTCTCCCTGAGCTTATCGTATAGGTCTTGTGTTTGCTTTAGGCTAAGTTGCGACTTGCTGCCAAGTCCGTTATCGCCAAGTATTTCGTTTCTTTTTGTGCCTTTCCATTCCGTCGATGGTCTCCACGTTCTTCCGTCTGTTGGCTGCCAGTCAGCTTCTATGTTCATTTCATTTATACTGTACTTCCCAGTAAATGCTCTTCCGTTTGTTATTGTATTTAGCGCTGTTATCTTGTCTTGTTTCTTGTCTGGGTTGTCTCCTATTTTTATTTCAACTTCTTTTGGAAACAGCTTGCCATTCCTTTCTGTCTGGAATGTAACAACATGTGCGTTCCTTGACGGTCTATAGTCTTTTGAGTATGTTGCAGCCCCTTCTCCGTCATACGCCTCTTGAAACATTGCAGCAGCAGTAATCAAAGAGTTCTCATCAAGATTCCATACTCCTTCAATGATATTGTTTTTATGTACAGTGTTTTGCTCATCTTCAGCTGTTTTAAGGTTTGTCCATCCGAATCTCCTTCCTAATGACGATGTGTTACCATACCTGTAAAGTTGTGCATTAAACTCATCTGCGACTCTTTTACCGCCTGTTTTTTCGTAGATGTAATCAATAGCTTTATTTTCATCACCGCCCATCGCTTCTACTAATTCAGCCCTGTCCTGCTCTGAGAGAATATTCCTGAAGAAATTCTCGGCTTTATCCCTGCCAACTACCTGTGACTGAACCGTTCCTAAATCAGTATCAATTCCTTCTTCCGGTATTATTACACTGTAGCTTTTTTCTAAGTCATCAAACTGCTGTCCGTACCTTTCCTCAAGTTTTTCGTCTATTGACCTTTCCCTTGGAACAATTAATCCCCAAGCGTCGCCAGAACCAATCTTGCCATCCTTGTAGTACTGGGCAACTTTGTCCCTCATTGCGTTTTTATCTACCGCTGCATCGTATTTAGGGTCTAGCATGATTTCCTGAATCTTCTCAAACTGCTGGACATCCGTTTGCATGCGTGCTAAGTCTGCATTGATTTTGTGTTTGTCTTTCATCAACTGAGCCTTGCCAGCCATTGATAGCTTACCGTCGTTTTCAGCTAAAACAGTGGCATACTTATCCCATAGTTGACCCACGTTCTCAAGGTGTTTTTGCTGCACCACTTCCGAAGCTCCTACGACAGTCTCAAAACTCAGCGCTTCAATCAGAGCTTTTTGGTTTTCGTCAAACTCCTTTTCTTCTTTGGATATACGTTCCTTCTCAAGACCGACCATCCTGTCCGTAAGCGCCCTCATTGGCGTTGCCAAATCAAGAGCCATTGGCGCGATGCCCGTTGGAAGTCCTGTCCTCATGTAGTTCCTGTTTGCCATAGCTATCTTTTGTTAACCCAGACTCTTTTGTATCTCACCCCATTTCTGCAACATCTCCAATTCATGGGCTTTCTTGTCGTCCCACATCCCTTGCCGGTTTTTCATCTCCCATTTAGCACCATACGTATCTAATCCTGATGTAAGTGCGCTTTGCATGTTCTGGTTTCCGGCTTCGTCTACCTGTCCGGCAGCATTCATCATTTGTATGTACCTTGCACGTTCATTTTCTTCCCATCGCCTTGTCTCCAAGTCAGCCATATACATTAGCGCATCTGTATAAGCACCTCTGCTACGCTCTTTCATCTCTGCTCCTCTTATAGACATATCCCTTTCAAAGTCCATATACTGGTTGCCGTAGATAGAAGTTACAGCGCCAGCAGCGTCCCCTGCCGTTCCTGACCTTCGTATGTCCTCAACCGATTGCGCCACTTGCCCCATCGCCTTATTCCTGTACAAATCAGCACCGGGAATCTCATTTCGTGACTTGGCAAGCCTAGCCTGCTCTAAGGCTGCAAAGGATGATGGCGGTATACTATACTCATCAAATTCACGCTCTGCTCTCCTTCGCATTTTCCTTGCTTTTCCCTTCTGTCCCATCCCAAACATTCCTTGGAGTGATGGAATAGCGTAAGGAGCTATCATTTTTATTGCTGCTGCTATTCCTGCACCCCCACCTGACGCTGTTGCTGCTGCTGCTGCTGCTGGTATTACTAATGCTGCTGGCATATCATTCGTTTATTAAAAATTGTACTTCATTTTCCCCTAAAGTTACGTCAATATTATCGTTGTTGGATAATTCTACGTATATATAATCTCCTACCAATTGCTCTCCCCTATAGAGCCGTTGTATGTCACTGTTCCCTGCCTTATCCAATATATTCCCGTAAATAGCTGAGTGTAAGCGGTTGTTAATCCACTCGAACTGGGCTGGAATCAGTATTGTATTCTGCTCCTTGTAATGCCCTTTATCATCTACCGTAAATTCAACCTGCCATATGTTCTTGGTTGAACTCAGTCTTAGGTTTGAAAGTTGCTTTGATTTGTATGCTGGTATGTTTACCACATACTTCAAGCTGCAAGGACGTAGCTCACCGTAGAAGGTATTATTAGCCCCTTCGCCATGCAAATAGAGCTGACCGTTATTAAACGACAACATGGTGTCTCCCTGAAAGGCAAAATTCTCCGGTAAGATTCCTGTTCCATATAAATCCGCAAAGTAAATCCAGCCACTTTTGTCCTCTTCCTCTAAGAATACAACAGACTGCATTGTGCTGCCAATTTTAAATGAAATCATTACCTCGTTATAGTCATTGTCGCATGATACGATTACATCCTTTTCCTCGGTTGATTGACGCAATGTTTTAGCCATGCTCTCAAACCAGCTTCCCATCCTATACTTGCTTGATATGGCAATCTGTCCGTTTGGTGACGAACGTATAAACTCGCCCGTATGCTCATCGAAATAATACAGATACCGGTCATTTACCGCCACAGACCTTTGATATGTAGAACCCCTGCTCTGTATGTATGGTCTGTCAGTACCAAACACCTTGCTGCTGTCAAGAACGATGTCCTCCCCGTCAGCATCCTTAGCCCTTGTCTTTCCTAAATATATAGAGGTCTCTTTGTGTTCTTGCACCACTTTCAGTACGTCGCCAACTTCCTTAATTGCTGTTATGTTACCATGCATATCGGAAGCCGCATAAAAGTCAGTGTTTGGCATAAATACATTCAAAAGATTATACTCCGTGTTTTCCAAGTAGTTTTCTCCCCTGACTACCCTATTAAGAACTTGTTCTTTTGTTTCTACTTTAGCACCTACTCTTCCTATGTCTATGGAATTGCTTACGTAATAATCTGAATAATGTGCGCTCTCGCATGGGAAGGCTGCTCCATTCTGGTCGAATCTCATTCTGAAATATACGTCACCGAAATCAAACGTGCCGGTCGCAGGAGTTGTGCCTACCACCTGATTCTGGTTCTGGCCGATGTGTACTCCATTAACAACTTCATATTCCTCTCCTATTTCAAGATACACTGTCTGTTGTGGCTCTTCATTCTGCCTGTATATTTCCACCACGCCAGTCAAATTTGCGCCTTCAGATATGTCTTCATCAATAAGACATCCGGTTAAAGCTGGCCAAGAAGAATAGGGTAATTCTGTACTTGGGAATAACGTATGTTCTTCAAGCAATTCGTAGCTATCTTCGCTGCCGACTAACCTGATTCTATCGCCATTGCGCCATTCATATTCGCTTATTATGGTATTCGGGTAAAGCTCTATCATATCGCTTACTGCCCCGTTTATATCCAGAAAATACTTTCCATCAGGTACATCAGGATATGCTTCATGTGCTTGCGGATAGACCACTATTTTGTTTAAGTAAAGGAAGTATGAGTACGTCCTATCTTTTATATAGCACCAACGGTATGTGGTCGCCCAATCAGGTGGAGCGTGGTTTATTTCCCAGTCACATCTAACACGTTTCATGTTATCCCCTGAGTCCGACCCGACCAATGGTGAGTACATTTCTTGGTTTGCAAATACCACGTTATATCTTCCGTAATCGTCGTTATAAATTAGTCCAAACGGGTGAAACTGTCCACGCTTTAGTGATTTGTTTGTATTCACAAATGAATCAACTGGCGACGATATTGTGTAATAGAAGTTTTTTACGTTATGCTTATCATCCCAATTGCCAAATATTGCATCTGTAGCATCAGGGTGTTCTATTTGTATCCCTCTCTTATTCTTTGGAGTATCGTCAGCAAACTGTACACCTCCAAAGTAACTACGCAGGTCATTTAAAAATTCATTGCGCATATCTTCTGGGTAATTCCCTCCGTAAGTATTGCCTGTTAAAACTGTCTTTGAGTAGGGTATTCCCTTAAATTCTAAGGTTAATGTTATCGTTTTATTGGCTGGGAACGTAGACGGTAAATATACAGCCCATGCAAATGCCAACTCTACGTACGGAAAAATAAAGTTGAACCCGGAATCTATTGTCCTGATAGCCCATTTTGCATATATGTATTCCGCTGACTGCGAAAAGTTTTCCTGAACTTCCCTATAATTCAGGGAATAATCCAAGTCAATGCCATCATAGTCTAACTTGGGTCTTGCAATACCGAGCCATTTATTGTCAAGAAGAGTGATATCCTTCCCTGACCTTGGTACATAGTCGCAGTACCGGTTGTTTACATCCGTGTCTACTGATTGTGTGTGTTTCCTATTGTAGAAATCAACAAACTCATCCGAGTAATCATCTATGAGCCTTGTGCCATCTTTGCTATACTTTTCGACTGTTTCAAATAAGAAAAAGCTGCCTACATTGTTGTTTTTGCAGTCTCTTGCTGCTACTAATATTTTGTGTACCTGACTACTGCCTGAGTTGTATTGAACGTTAATGACATTGTTTACCGTCAAGTCCAGCACCCATTCACCTGTGTATGTTATCTCACTTTTTGGAAGCGGTATTTTGCTTATGGGTGACCATGCGCTGCGTTGACCGTCAGAGTACTCGTAGCAGTACTTAAACTGGAACGACTTCTTTCTCAGATTGTTATATATAAAATCAGTTTCTGCTCCATAATTAGCAATAGGAACATATTTTGGGGGTTTCCTTATCAGCGGAAAAATATTCGTCTGAAGAGGAAAGTCAGCGACAGTATAGGAATCAAACGCGGTTGTCTCATTGTCTGTCGTGTAGCCTACTGCTTTGTCGATAATGAATGACTTTGGCTCTTCGTTTTCGTTTACCCAGTAGACGCTTCCTTCTACCACTACAGCAGATAAATTACCGTCTTGTAGTCCAAGCCCAGACTGTTCATACCATACGTGCTGTATCTCCTTGGTGTTTATGAAATAGCGAAACACGCAATGGTTTCCTTCAGAATTGTAAATGAAATATAGGATAGCCTTGTTTTCGTAGTCGTTAGTCCATCCTATGACCTTATTCACACCTTCAGCTGGAAGCGTTTCCCCGTATAGCACATTGCCTTTTAATTTGACATTGGCTCTTTTGTCCCCACCAATATTATTTGGACGTAAGTTTTTTCTTTCCACTACATCGCCTTGGTCTGTACGAACATACTGGCCGGTGTAGTCTTGGTTCATTAACCCATGTAGAAACGCTATTTGCTTCTCATTGCTCATCGCCTTGCAGTAAGATTAAGTGATGAATAAACGCTGTCTTTTGCTTCCCAGAAGTTTTGTGGCTCGTACATCATTGATTCATATTTTTCCTGCAAGGTGTTAATAACTCTTTCTTGCCGGTCTTTCTCGTCTGCTGAAACTTGGATGGGAATGTTCTTTCTCATAAACTTGTAATATACCATCCCAACTATCAGGGCTTTAGCCTCTATTGGAACGCACAGGTCGCTTTGGCACTCAATTCCATCTGACTTATACCGGATAATGACCTTTGTGATTACATCGGACGAAGTATCTGCATAAGCAGCGTTAATGGAGTTCCATTTATAATTTCTCACAAAAAACCTACAATTTTCAGGGTCGTCTGTCCAGTACCCTATGTTTGCCCCACGATAGCCAAATCCAGCTCCCTTTTGTGGGATATCGACTAAATCTGCATCGTCCTCTTCATATATGTCATCTTCTGCGTCAAGTGGCAATAATGACATATCGGGACGCTTGGTGAAGGGGAAAAACTCGCCATTGGAATAAACGCCAACAGACAATAGCTTAACCAAGTCTTTTGGGTATTCACCGGCATAAATGTCGTTGTCGAGCGTTACTTTCCTTTCGTAATAAAATGGCGTATAGTTAAGGTTAATGTCCCTGAAGATGTCAATAACCCATTGTGAAGCTCTCACGTAATACCTTTTGTTGTCCTCGTCCCCAATTTCCATTAGAACAGAGTTCACAATATTTTCTATGGTAATAAACTTTTTATCTGACATCATCATTTACATTATCGGTTGGACGTATACCTATCAATTCTAAAAGCATCTGCATAGCTCTCTGTTCTCCCATAGGGAACTCTACGTTGTCTGAGTCTTCCAATTCCTCAAAGGGAACTATTAATTTTACATGTATATTGTCTACTAAATCAAATTCGTCAGCGCCTGCCTCCATGTATATCTTGTTACCAAGCTGGTAATAAAACACTTTGTTTGTGCAACAGAATACATCCAATGTCCGTATGGAGTCTACCTCATTCTCAGAACTCCTTACAAATGCATTATTACCGTAGGCAGGTTTAATGCTGCGGAGTCCTAGGTTTTTCTTTAGTGCAACTGGCACAGCGGGTAAAGTGGCCATCCTTCTCCCCGTCTTTCTGGTCGATGTGACGTTGGTATAAGATGTATCTGTATATGTCTCATCAGATACACTTAATTCATATCGCTTTGAATATGCATCAAGGTTGCCATCCATCAAGTTAATATCACTGTAATAAAACTCTTTTAATGCTGTGTTATATGCTTTTGATACTTCAGCTTCTACAACAGAAGGATGTAAGGTTCGTATCGAATCCTGAGTAGGCTCTTGCTTGAGAATAGCCTGTCTTACGCTTTCTATAAGTTTATCTTTTCTCATCTTTAGGGAATGAATATAATTTTCCTTTTCTTCTTCTTATTTTATAACCCAACTTCCTCTCTGCTTTTTTTGTCTTATTTATAGTTGGATGTTTTTTCCCTTTAAGTATCTCTCCTGTATCTGGATTTCTTGACGGGTAGTGACCATTAGAATCTGCTTTTATACCTGCTCTGTCAGCTTCTTCGTAGTTATAACCATACTTTCGATTAACCACTTTTTCCCTCTTTGTGCCTTTGGCTCGGTTAATTCTACGTTCCGCTCTTGCGTATCTTCTGCTCGTCTTTTTGTCTTCCATTATTTCCCAGTTTGTACAAGCTTATCAGCGTATTGTGAAACGTCCTGTCGTGTGGTGTTAAGACCAAAATCGACAAGAATCATGTGCATAATATCCAGTTTAGAGCCATCGTCCCACTCTAGCTCAACTGAACTTTTCGTGTCGTACTCCATATCGTGAGTAGTAGTGTTTACCGTAACAGCGAATACTGGGTCAACCGGTTTCCTGTAATAATTCACGGTGACCTTTTCAACTCCTGCTGGGTAAATCCTCAAACCTTCTTTGACTATATAAGCTGCCAAATCCTTTGTCGTTGGGGCTGTAAGTGCATTGTTAAACCTTGAACTTAACTCTTGGTAGGACATAATATCGCTTGAGCGCGATGTGCTTGTCCAGAAGTCGTTGGGATAATACCACCCTGTTGGCAGTACAGCCACGCTATCCGAATCTATTGTTATCTCCTCTTCCATTAAAAACGGCACTAAATCCAGCTCATTGAGTCTGGTAGAGCCAGCACCCGTCCTGTCCTGAGTATAGGACTCCGGTACGCCAAGACGATTCCTGAAATGGCGCATGTTCTTTGCTTTTAACTCTAGGTCAAACGCAGGTTCTGACATTGCCTTTGCATAGACATCCTTTGAGACAATGAAATTCAGAAGCTTATATAAATCAAAATTGGTCATTGTTAGCTATTTACCAAGTCCTCTTTGTTTTTAATCATCGTATAGATGAAGTCTCTGGTCATTTCCTCTTCATCAATGTCAAGTCCTATTGCGGTAGCTTTTAACACAAGGTCTTTTTTAAGTACTCCTGCTGGCGCTTTTAGCATACCTCCTTCAATGGTAACTCCTTTTCCTTCACCAGATTCATCTCCATCAGCATTATCTTCCTTTGCGATTTTAACAACTTGACCTTGGTTGGTTTTCCCTTTGTTGTTTCTTGTTAATGCTTTGTAAAGTGAATCGTAATTGTACGACTTGTTTCGAGCATCACCGTCTTTTACTTTATCCCAGATGCTTACTGCAAGTTCAGATACGTTACCGTCAGGGTTAACTCCGCCTTCATCAAATATGATGTCTGCTACTTCAATCAGTTCCTCTCTTGTTCTGTTATCAGAGAACAATAATGCAAATGGTTTTGCCTGACGTTTTATGGCATCAAATTTATTATCAAACTCTAACTTCCTGTTTTCGAGTTTTAATATCCCTTTGTCCACATAACTGGTCGCTTTCAGCAAAAACCAAGCTAAATCCATCTCATTTTCACTTATAGATGTGATTTCATCAAACATTCGGTCAGCCTCACGATACCTTTTTTTGCCATCCTGAATAGTGGGCGGTTCTTTGGAATATCTCACCTGAACACTTCCCAAATCCTCAAGATACACGTTGGCTACCATTGGCAATGCCACTGGTGGCGCAGGTTTCCATGAAGTTTTCTTCCTGTTGTAAACTTTCTCAAAGTCTCTCCTGAATATAAGGGTAGACTTCTCCTGACCCTTTCTGCGGAAAAGGTCGAACACTTCCTTAACTTCTGGCAGCTCTTTTGCATACCGCTTTTCAAGCGTATTGCCACCGGTGTTAGGCGCTAGAATCTTGTCATTAAAATAAATTGCCATATTGATTTGTTTAATTATATAATAGAAGGGGAAGGGACGAATCCCTTACCCCCTCAGCAACTATTGGTCAGTTCGCAAAACAAGGATTGTCTGGTTCATAGCCAACAGGAATACCATCGCTTCAGTAAGCATGTAAGTAGAAGCGTCGTCCCAATCATCGCTAATCGGGATGCCACGACCATTTACGCCTGCTTTGTTACCGACGACTAATTTCCTGTCCTCACCGTTTCCTGAAAGATAGCCGATGGCTAAATGGTTCAGGGATACTTTTTTGCCTTCGGATGCCTGTCCGCTTGGCATAAATGTATTCAGCGTGGTGGTCACTTTGGATTCTGGGAATATCATTCCAAGAGTTTCAAAGTTATATCCATTAGCTGCATAAGTTAACGGGTTGCTAAACTCAGGAACTTCCATCAAATAAGTTTTGAAGTTGTTTTTCAAAACCTCTTTGATATTGAAGCCCACTCCTTTGAGTTTGTCGTACATATCACTTCCACCGGAGTATTCACGAATGAAACGAAGTCCGCTATTTTCGATAGACAGACCAAGTTCCTGACCGTGCATGTACAGACCTTGAGAACCAGTTACTCCTTGACTTGCAAGCAGGAATTTAATGGTGTCAAAGTTGTCTTCGGTATAAGTGCCAGTATAATACTGTTTCATCGCATTGGTAGCCATGCTTGGAATCAAACCAAAGTCCCCTGATACTGAATTGGCTTCTCCCCAACGGTTAGCTTGTGTAATATCAGCAAGTGAATTAGCTACACGTTGATTAGGATAACCCATTAGTACAAAGTCATTGATTTGATGACGTAAGCGCAACTGTGCTTTCACAAGGTTGCGTGCGTGCATATTGCTTCCAAATTGAGATTGTCCCATCTCAGGACGTTCGGTTAGTGCCTGTTGGCCACCTTCCTCATTGATAGTCTCCTTCATGATTCTGGTGTAGTGCCAGTGGTCGAAGTAGTCTTCAACCAGACCAGCTGGCTGTTGAGTTCCGGGCGCAAACATAGAACCCCCTACCATCAACTTCTGTCCAATTGGAATTTCTGTAGTAATCTGCTCTGTTCCTACGACTGCTTGCGCAGTGTAAGTATACGTCCCACCAGCGTATGATTTTGCGGAAATACGATATGAAACCGCCACTTCAGCTCCGGTATATTGTGCAGGAATATGCACAATGAAGCCAACGCGACCATATCCTTTCGTGGTCTCAATCGAAATATTTGCCCCTGCGCTATTTGTTGCAATAGCAGCAGTAAGGTTAAGAGTGTCCAGAAACGCTCCCTCTTCGATTACCTGAACACTACGTCCACCGATACTAATGTATCTGTTTGCCCACATCCACGCATCAAAGATTCTTAGTCCTTGACCGTAGAGTTGCACCAACTGTCCGTACTGTTGTTCCTGTAGCGTTTCGTCTTCGTTTAAAAATCTCCATGCAGAACTAAATGCTCCATAATTCTGCTGTGGAACTGCCTGATAACTGGCATCTATGCTGTTAATAGCATTTTGTCCTTTCGGTGTACTCATAATCTTCTTATTAAGTTCGTTCGTTAATCATGTCTCCTACGAGTCGGGATACGCCTGATGCTTTCCCGTCTTTCTGAGTCCCGTCCCTGCGCTCATTCCGGTTCAATGGAGTTTCGTTGTTGTTTTTTTGCCGATTCTCCTCATCGAACGTTTCACGCAAATAGTTCCCGTAAGCCTTCAGAATCTTTTTCTTATTGTCCACCCAAATTTCATCGGTAACGGCTTCAAGTATCTCCCTTTTCCCATTATCTGTGGATAGGTCGTACTCACCTGAAATAACCGCTTGCGTAAGAAATTCCGTGTAACTTTTCTTGTCTTTTTCAGACAATTCAAGTTTAAAAGAAAATTCATCATCAACATTAATCTCTTTGATGTCGTTAACAATGTTTGCAGATATTGGAGTCAGGTCTTGTAATCTTTTGTCATAGTCATCCTTTGCCAACTTCTCCTGCTCTTCAATTTCTGCAAAAATGTCCACTTCACCGCTTGGGTCAGCGACGCTTTCTTTCATTTCATTCAGCTTGCCTCTGTATGTCTCTGCTAAATCAGCAATTACATCCTTGTCATCGTCGGATAACTCATCGTATCCGTCAAGTGCTTCGTCTGGGTCAATCCCCAACTGCCTGATAGCTGAACGCAAAGGATTTGAAATCCGTTTGCTTTTTTCCAATGACGCTCCAAGCGATATGATGTCCAAATCCTTCATGTCATTCAGGTTGGCCTTAAACATATCCATAAGCATCGCTTCCTTCCCTTGATATTTCTGTTCTTTTGCTAACTGGACTACTTTGTAGGTCTCCACGTTAGGAAACAAGTCCATTATATCTTGTTTCTTTTTTAGCTGTTCAACAACCTTCGGATACATATCCGCTGTTTTTTGCATGTCCGGCATCTTCTCATATGCTTCCTTTATTTTTGACACGTCAGACAAGTCTTCAATGCCAAGTGCGGTCATATGGTTAAATACCTGTAACTGCTGTTCAGTTGTCATAGAGCTAATATCGAATTGAACAGCCTCTTCAGTCTGCTCAGTTTCTTCTTGCTCAGTCTCTCTTTGTACTTCTACCTGTGTTTCTTCCTGTGCTTCACTTTCTGCCACTGTTTCCTCAGTATGTTCGGCAACCTCCTCATTCTCAGTCTGTTCGGTTTGCTCAGTCTGTTCGGTTTGCTCGGTTTCCTGTTGATTTATTGACAGTGTTTTGTTTGCGTTATCAAGATAACTTTCTAACGGGTCTGCCTCTGCGCCAAATTGTTGCTTTTCACTCATTGTTGTTTATTTAATAATTTCTTCAATTCATTCGGGTCTCCACGCATACCCATTTGAAATGGCGGTGGAGTACCGTGTTTAACAGTGAACTCAGCCCAGAACTCAGCGCCTATTTTTTCAAGCTCATATTTATGCTTCTCTTTTTCAGCCTGAGCCTTGACCTGTTCTAGCTCCTTATTTTCTTGTCCTTGTAATTTTATAAACTCTTTTTTCTTTCTTTCCAGTTCACGCTCTTTCTTTTTCAGCAGGTAACCTAATACAAGGCCTATTCGCCTTAAGTTCTGCCTCTGGTGAACCATGTCCATCACAATAACAGCTTCTGATGCGTCCAGCATAACACCCTGTTCCCCTTGTGGTGTTATTGCACGCTCTATCATTGTAAGGATGTTCCGTTTTTCTTCCGATATATCGCTTGCTTCTATCGTTATGCCGTATTCTACGTGATTCTTTTCAGCGTCAATCACTGCCTTCATTCTCCTTTTTCCAATCACTTCCGAGTATGAATCGGCTATAAACTTATTCACCCTGCAATATGAACGTACACGGTAACACACATTAACAGATACATCCTCCTGTATGTCCGTCTGCGCTCTGGCGATACCGTTTATAATTTCGTTTGTACCCTGAAGGGACACCTGCATGTTGAATTTAGCCACATTCGGGTCAGCTGACTTTCCTGTAGCCACCATTGATATGCCAGATACGTCTTCTATCTTTTGCATGTATATGTTCATCGCTTCAAACTGTGATTTGATGTTATCATACATTGCATTTTGTATCGGAATAACCGGTGGCGAGTTGTAGCGATTCATTCCTGTCATTGACACATGACGCTTATACAGAAGGAAGGAAGATTGCCTGTAGAAATTCAGCACTTCCATAGGGTCAAAAGACTTATCCTTTCCAATGGATATATTCTTTAGCGCCCCAATGTCTACTGCAAGCCCGTTGGAAACTGCAAGACTAATGAAATGCTGTGCTTTAACCCATGCAAGGTTAAGCCCTTTTATGAACGGCATTATCTGTTCCAGTATTGGAGTTGACATAAGACGAATACCCCGAATAGATAATCTTGGCTTATTGAATTTATCTCTCGGTATGTATTCGCTCTTACCGTACCCCCAAACATGTTTTGTCTGTGGAATCCAGTACACTTCTCTTTTGTACCTTTTCTCGGATACCTTCAGGTTTTCATTGTCCTGTATTTTGCCGTTGTAGCTTTTGGTGCGCTTATCACCGTATTTGTCTTTAAATTCAACATATTGCTCGTTGTCAATATCAATAAACTCACAAAAGAAAACGGGTATCTTATAGAAATCGCATCCCAGATACATGTCTCCAGAGTCTACCGAATGTATTGTGTTGTAGTTTTCCCAACTGCTTGCCTGTGGATTACCGTATTGGTCACTAAAGGCATACGCAAGGGAAGCTGCCTCTTCGTGTGACATTTTCAGTATCTGCCTAACCTTAGACAGCTCCATGAAATCAAGGTAATAACCGTACTCAGAGTCTTTATATCCGCGAGTATTAGAAAATTGCAAGCCTCCATACTTAGGGTCAAGATACCTTACGACCACTCTTTTCAGTTCCTTGTCGTATTCCTCTTTTACCAGACCGTGCGCAAGCGTAAAAAAATCGTCACGCAGTCTTTCTGCTGTTTCTTTATCCCAATCAGATACCTCAAAGGTATGCTTAATCAGGTCTTCCATTGAAATTGAGTAAGGCACTTTAAACCCTCCGGTCGACGCATATAGCTCAAGCTCATCAAGATTCTCAGGCATAAAGTCAGGCTCTTCTGCGGACAATCCTACAGCAGCCATGCTGGTAGATATCCATTCCTGATTTTGCTTTAAAAACCATAGTTTATACTTTTCATGCTCCTCTGTCTTAGCAGAATATGAGTCAATGGCCTTAACGGTCATTTCATAGTACATTGAGCGTATATGCTCGTTTATCTTTGTCTTAATCTTTGGAGCTACTGATACTGGAGAGAAGTCAATATTTGCCCATGCTTTGCGCTTATTCTCAGGTGATTGCTTGTCTCTTAAGTCCCACCCTTCAGAGTCAAACGCATTTGCTTCTTTTGGATTAGGTGACTTTCCGAGAACCCAATCTTTTACCTCCTCCATGCTTTGTCTACCGTCTGAGTAAGAACGGTAGTAATCAATATTGCTGTAAAGGGCGTTTGGAATCCATGTTTTCCCTGCTTGAAACAAGGTATATATCTTCTCCGCCCATTTCATATGGTAATCCTTGCCTTTCTCTTCTGGTGTTACAGACGAAGGCGGAAATACTAGCCCATCCTTTAAATCCTTGAGCTTAGATTTCGACTTGTTAATATTGATTTTTTTCTTTTTTGCCATCTTAATAGTAAATAGGCGTTGCTCCTAAACTCTCAATTTCTGTATTATCGCTTATTGCATCCTGCATCATTTCACCGTATGGGCTTGTGTCCCCAAGAAGTGCTTGTATGTGTGCTGCTAGTCTGTCCATCGTGGTAAGTTGTTCCATAGACGATATCTGGTCTGCTTCCTCAAGAAACTCGTAGATTGGTTCATTATGACAATGAAAACTCACATAATCTGCGAGTAATGAAAAGCCTGTCTTTTTCGTTTGTACGCCAAGTGCCGTACCTGTTTTTGGCGCACGCTTAGGAACACCATCTGCCGTGAACTCTACCATGTAATTCAGGTAGCCTCCGAATCCTGCCTCCACTATGCGTTCCCATACTTCTGTCCTGTTGCGCTCTATATGCATTAATGCGCCATAATATATTGCTGCCTTAAGCGCCTCTTCCATTGCTTCTTTGCTCGTATTGAGCCTCGAACGAAACGAAGCTACGAAACGTTTTGACCAATCCCTAGGATTATCTGATGTATCTTTTAGCTTGTCGCGCCTCTTTAGAATGCAAATACCAGTATCAGAACGCTTACTATGTCTCTCTGATAAGTACATGGCTTCTGCCCTATTACTGAATTGCTGCGGGTCAAGGCCAAGCATAAACCGGTTTGGAATCAGCGGTCTGTTAACAATCACTTCATCGTCCTCAAACGCGGAGTAGTCCATCATTGTAGTGATTTGGTTTGCTTCATCCCTCGGCAATTCCTGAGCTATTGTCCATCTGCCATCGTGTTTTTCAACAAATCCAACCACATAAGCTGCCTTGTTTAACCACACAAATTCTCCCTTCTTGGTCTTTGGCTTGTTTAAAAGCTCTGCCTTTCTCTGCCTTATCTTTTCGTTGTCAAGACCAAGATTCCCTGCAACTCCTGTCCATATTTCATCGTAGTCCTCTGGGAACTTACGGACGAAACTACGATACTCGTCCATCTTTATCGGGTCATCTTCCACATATAGGTCTTTGCGTTTATTCTTTATAAACGTCCTACTTCCTATCCGTCTTTTGTATCCTAATTCCTTTTGCCTCTCTGTAGGGTATTCGTATACCGGTCTTCCGAACTTGTCCATATATCCTTCCAGACAAAAGCTTGAGTGCATATAACACAGTGCTAGTCCTGATATAGTCTGTCCGTCCTTTTTTCGGTGGTAGAAGTTACTCAAATCGCACATTGCCTTGTAATCCTTACCTCCCTCTTCCATTTTTTCCACTGTAGAAGGATGTATACAAAAGCCTATGAATTTTGACCCTCCACCGAGAGACATTGTTTCCTTGTTAATCTGCCACCGGTTCTGTACGTTACCAGTACGTTTGCCTTTTCCCTGCTCATCATAGTTAGCGCCAACTATCATTTTACCATCGTTGGCCAAGTCATCTCCAGAATCAGTGAAGTTTATCATCGTGTCCAGCGTACTGACCTTTGATATTCCGTTTGCTGTAAATTCCAGTTGTTTGAACTTGCCGAATCCTCCAATCCATACAGGCCTTAGCCATAGCGACCAATCATTCCATGCCGGAATCAGTTTCTTTCTGAAATGCGTTTCAGCATTGTCCCCACCCATAGATACAATCGTACACAACTTATCAGCACCACGCTGAGTAGTAGCAATCCGAGTAATGATATGTGATGTTTCATTTGTAAGCCCTTCGCGCCTTCCTTTAGGTTCAATCGTACCAACAAACAATTTATTGCCGGTATCAACCATTCTGTAGCGCATTTTGCCATCTTCGCCAGCAACCTTATATGCTATCCCGTCTTTATCTGTGTCGGCAAATGTTTCTGTTGTGCTGTTTATGTAATGTCGGAATAGAAATTTCTGGTGTGTTTTTTCCCTGTATTCAGGGTATGCATAGCCGTTGTCGGTTGACATTCTGTGCATGTGAAGGTAGGAGAAGTACCAAGGCGGAAGGTATTTTGGTTGTCCGTCAACGTACACCCAGTATCCGTAGCTTATGTACCAGATAAACTCTTTAATATACAGAATCTCGTCTTTGTAATAGTTCCTTTTGTCTTCCAGTTCATTCCAGAACGTAGTAAGGATATTATTCCCGTTAATCCCCCTGTTCTTATCACCGTACTTCTTGAGTATCTTTTGCTCTAAGTCTTTTAATCTCTTCGGTGTTTCCAGCCTTTTGAATATTTGCTCATCTGGGTGCAATCCCCAGCCATCAATAAGGTACAATGGTGGTGGTGGTGGTAATGATACCCGTATCGGACGCAAAGATTTAGAGCCAAAGTTTACAAGGAAGCTCTTATCTGCTTCTTGGTATAAGGGACTATATTTACAATATTGCTTTTTCAACTGTCGCCTATATATTTCATTTTCGGAATCTTATACCCTTCTTCGTATGGATTAATATCCACAACTGGTTCTCCCCTCTCAAGCTTTGTGACTATGTTCTCAGGCCTTAATTCCTCTACCATAAATCGGTGCGTATCTTCATACAGCACGTTTTTCAGGCTGACAACATCTCCGCCACTAAATATTTTCTCTTCCAGTCTGTCAAGGTCTTTCTGCAATGATTCCACATTATCCATTGCCTTTGACATATCCTGTGGCTTATCGTAGTCAAAATTAATTAATTGTTCGCTTTGTTTGGTAAGAATTTCCGATTTTATTGCGTATGACATAAAATCTCTGTCATATAGCATTGATAGATAACGTATTATTATTCTGTTTATAATATCGTTTTTACCGTACAATATTGCTTCTACGCTTTCTTTGAATTTTGGTTCTGTGTTAAGCAGACCTGCGACATCTGCTGCATTTTTTTTGCGTTGCGTCCATCGGCTCTTATGCTGATGTGCTACTGGGGATTCCTTGTCATAACAAGCAACTACGAATCTTACTATGTATAAGGTTTCTATAGCTAACCCATCTTCCCGCTTTTTTATCCAATCTGCGAGAACTTGATGAAGGGAAGCGAAGCTATCAATAACCTCGCTGTCCTTCATTGACAAGTTGACTAAACACTTATTAAAGTCCATCTACTGTTATACTGTTGTAGTTGTAGTGGTCGGTGCAGCTGTTGTAGTTGTAGTGGTCGGTGCAGCTGTTGTAGTTGTAGTGGTCGGTGCAGCTGTAGTTGTAGTGGTCGGTGCAGCTGTAGTTGTAGTGGTCGGTGCAGCTGTAGTTGTAGTAGTGACGATTGCTGTTGCAAGCGATACAAGCGTATTGCTTACGTAAACAGTTTTTGTCAGGAACGCTCCCTCGGTATATTTTACTTGCCTGCAAGCAGTTTTAGTGCCATTAATCATCGCATATGCTTCCTTGACCTCCCTAACGTACTTCTCCTGTAATCCTACAGCGTCCGTAGTTCCATCAGTGGCGTTATAAACTGTAAGCGCAAGTATTGTTCCTGCGATAGCAGCCTCTACTGTAGCCTTTGTATTGGTAACAGTATAGGACTCTGGTTTGATTCTCCTGTCTAGCACGCTGGCATAGACGATTTCGCAATTACCATCAGCATCGGCTTTTGTAGTCACGATGTTTTCTTCATTGATGGCTACGGTGAAACTTTCGGTCAATGTGACCCCGTTTGACTTTGTAACATTAAACTGTTGCATCTCTTAAAATTTAAATTATTAAATGTATTTCATTTAGCAAATTTAATTTCTAATTTTGTAATTAACAACTAAGATTAACATTATAATTATGAAATTGGTGAAATTTATGTTAAGGCCAGTCGCTCGTTGCAGTGAAGGTTGTACTATTATCCCGACATTAAGCCTTTAGCTATGGTCGGGGTAGCATTATTATCAACTGCTTCTGCATCAGTGTGTTTCGTTGTTGCTGACGCTAAAATCTTCAGTAATTTACGCACGTTCGCAAACAAAAAGAGCAAGTTCATTGGAAGCTTGCTCTCTTGTGGATTTTGTTTGGGCTATTGGGTGTGCGGATTTTTAGAAATCCTGCTTTTACCTACACTTTTCTATCATAACGTAACCGGATACATACTTACTTGGCTTATTATGTCTTGGATTTCCGGATTACAATGGGCAATAATGAAATACATTTTTCACGTTACTGGCTTGTAAAGCCTTGCAAATCACTTGCCGTATAATACACTGTCTTTACGGTGTGACCTTTTCCTCGCTACACATTATCATCCTCAACGGGCAGGCGTATAGCTCTTTGTCCATAGCCCTGTTAATGTATCCTTCAAGTTTATATGGTTTATCAATCAATTGGATGTAGACGGTTTCGCCCACTTCCCATATATCATCAAAATAGTTCCTCGGATTAAGCTCGGTAACCAGCTTTTCTGGCTTTCTGTAAAGCTCCCACTTGCTTGATTTCTCTGTCGTATAGGCAAACTCCATCGCCTTGAATGTTTCCTTTATTGGAAGCAACAGGCAGAACCCATTTACCGGAGTTACTTCATTGCCTCTTATCCGCAATATTACTTCATGGTAATCCGCCAGCAGGTATTTCTTGTCGTCTACAACAAGAGGGGTGTGTTCCTTGAACGATATGGAGTTCCAGTATACTGTATCCCCAATTTCAACTTCAAGTTCTGTATCGTAGTCAAATGTTCCTGACGATATCTTGTCTGGAATCCTGACTACCTTCCCATAGCGTATAATAAACTCTGTGATATTGAATTTGTCCGAATCCCCCCACGAATCATTATCCGTAGCATTGACCAGTCTAATACCTGTTTTTGTGGTGAATCCTTCAAACGTGTCTATCACTTCAACCAATATGTTGTTCGTTATTGGCTTTCCTGTCTTGTCCAGATATATTTCATTTCTCATCGTCTATAAGCAATATGTCTTTTTGTACCATCAAGAGATGTCCATCAATTTCAAGCCTGCCTTCGTCATGCAGGTACGTTACCCTGTCGCCTATTTTAAGCTCCATTGGCTCTTCCGGTGTGCCGTTGCCAACACCTACCACTTTCCCCCATCTTTGCTTTGATATGGAAGTGATTGTCTCAGGAATTATTATGCTACCTATTTTCCTCTCAGTCGGTAAGTTTTCTTCTTGGTCTATCAAAATAAACGTGTTCTTTAGTTTTATCATCCTGCATTACTTTTATAAATGAATCAATTAAAAATACCTCATCAATCTGCCCGTTCTCTGGGTTGTATACCAATGCACTAAGCAGTTCGCTTACGGCTTTCCCGTCTGGCGAAAAAGCTGTTTTCTTGCCCATGCTTATTACCATACACGATATAAACTCAAAATTCTCCTCGTCGAAGTCATCCGTTATCTTCGGTATCCACAGTTCCTTGATTATCATAGTCGAAAAATTTTCTTAATTCTGTTATCCCATGAGATGAAAAATCAATCCTTTCCAGAACCTCTGCTACGTCTTCTTCATAGTCTATGAAATTGTATAAAGATACCTGAAGTTTTGTTAACGTCTTAATCACGTTGTTTATAAATACAACATGGTTTCCTCTTTCTCCTCCATTAGTTATCTTGCTGAATGTGAGTTCGTTGTCTAGTTTCCTACGGCCTTTCCTACACCTTGAGATAAACTCATTGTATATTTTTTTAAACTCCGTGTCTACCTCCTTCATTGTTTTCACAACGTTGAAAGAATGTATTGCCGTAGCATGGTCTTTACCATACCTTGATGCACAGGCCTGAAAGCTGTAATTCAGGTACTCTCTCATGTAGTAGATACACAGGTGTCTTGACCATACCACAGCCTGTTTTCGCGTAACTATAAATAAGTCCTCATGCCTTATCTCCTGTATATCACACACTATTTCCTCGTAATATAATTTTTCCTTATCCATTCCTGTTATTTTCTATTTCTTTTATAAATCTGTTTTTAATCAAAACTGCTTCAAGCACCCGGCTCTTTAACAGCTTAATGTCCTTTTCATCTGCCACTATCTCCAAGGCAAATATCCGCATGTCCTCGCTAAAGTCAGGATGATAGCTCACATAGTCCCAAACATCATACTCATACACAGCCATTTGCATTTGTATCTGCCAATAGTATTCTGGCTTGTATCTTTTTAAGTCTTCATTGTTGCTCATCATGTGATACCTGATATGGTTCACTGCATTGTCGGGACACTTAAACTCAACTCCTTTTCGTTGTCCTTTGATAATACCGTCCGGTGATACTCCTGCTTCTTCGCACCAAGATGCAATCTTAAACCCTTCCTCTACTATCTCTTTCACGAAATAGGCTTGGTAGTGTTCCCTTGCATATGGCTCAAGCATTGTACCCCTTTGCATTGCATATGTATCAATTTCAAACCTAGCTCCATAGTTCTCAGCCACTTTTTCAAGGATATAGGTTTCCCCTGTTTTGCCAATTGACTGCTTGCCCATTAGCCGGTACACTCCGCTGGAAGTGAATTTCGTTTTACGAATGTCGTACCACTCCTCACTTCTCTGTTCCATTGTCAAAAAGGTCTTTGTTTTCTTCCACTACATTTGCCTCTTCTACTTTTTCCTTCTTAGCCTTTTTCTCCTTGCCTCCACGTCTCCCTTTAGGGTTTTCTTCAACAAGGACAGCTTCGTTATCCTCGTATGTTACATCTTCGCCTTCTATATCATGTATAACGCCTTGGTCATACTTAATAGCCTTTTGCATTTTAATAGACAGTGGTGCTTCTCCTGTTCCCAGATGCAGCTTAATGATGGTTTTTTTGGCCATTTTATCAAAGTCGTCTTTCCATAATCCATAGCCTCTTTTGTAGGTCTGGCTATAGCGTTTGGCGTGTAGATTTATCTCCTCGGCAGACATATGGAACGTACTTTCAAAACCATTGAGCAGTCGGAAGTAGTGTGCATATCCTGTTACTTTCTCCGGTTTCTTATCCTTTCGGATTGACTTTAGGCGGTTCAGGATATCTTCGTCCGTATCGGAATCATAAGTCACGCACCAATCCAAGTATGCATATTGTCCTGAACGGATTGCCAGTTGTTTCAGTCCTTTGTACCCAATCTGAAATTGCGCTTTATCTTTGAACGGGACAATGTAGGCCAACCCTAAATTCGGGTCTAAAGGCAAATCAAGTGATGCAGATATTACCGCTGCGCTAACTAATGTTGCCGGTTGGCATTTTTTAAGCTGTTCGCTGTTGTTTACCATTACAGCTAAATTTGCTGTAAACGATGACGCTCTTTCTTCCAGTACTTCCTTGAATTTCTCCTGCACTGATTCAGATGCCAACATGGATTTAAAGTCTTGTTTTGTTTTTGCTACTTTTTCAGTCATGATAATTTAATTTGTTTGATTGTAAAGATACTAAATGTTTTTTTTCAATAGGTTGTATTACAGTTATTTAGAATCATTCTAAACAAAATCGTCCTCATCTGTGTATTTAGAATACGGGTTAAAATTGGTTTCTTTCTTCTCTCTTTTCTCCGGCCTATTCTTTGTCTCGTATTTCTGATTGGTCTTTTCATAGTTTGCACTACCACAAAATGTCAGAGGAGTTTTATTCTTCCTCTCTTGTTTTGTAAGACTCCTTGCCACCATGTACGGATTATTATATCTGTCCTTTTTCTGCAACATATAAAATTGAATATAAGCACTTGCTTTTCCCCTGTACACGTTATTGCTATCATACGGAACAAATATCCCAAGCTGGTCTTTGTGAATTATCTCTTCCGTTCCTTCCAGCTTCATCAAATTTACATTGACATTCATGTTCAAACTCATACGCTTTTGTTTAAATTTTATTACTCCTTGCGAATACCAGCATAGCTGCATCGCGTTGTTCTTGATTGGTTCTCTTCTTATACTTGGTAAGCATAGCAAATTGTGTCTGTTTCATCTTCGTTTTAGATGGCACGCATAAAATATAACTCACCTTAAGATATTTACACATTTCCACAATTTTTTTCCCTGTTTCATGGTTTGCCCCTATACGAGAACTAACCTTATTGGCTATTCTCCTATTTGCGCCTTCATATTGCCAGTTGGTTTTCTTATTTTCCCATCCAGCTTCTATTGCTACAGTTATAGGAACATCTGGGTATCCTTCATATGGTTTGTTTTTCATGCGATACAAAAAATCAAACAACTCAAAGAACGTCATGTTGTACACGATAATCTCATTATTATACCATGTTGCAACACCATTCTTTTCAACATCAGGGTCTATACCAATCCAAATTTTATCCATCTTTATCTGTTAATAAGTGCATATCTTCCACTACGATAAACGTAAATGGAAATGTTTTTTTACATCGCTTGTCCGTAAGCTGTACCGTCCTTATAGAACCGGTAATGAATACGAAATTATCCTCTACCGCTATATCTACGATTTTTGGTACTTTATACCTCCAAGCTATGCAATGGTGTAATTCTCGCACGGCCTCTCTTCCTCCATTCTGCTTTTGCTTTATGGACGATGTTTCCACCTTGAATTTAGCTCGCACACCACCGTTCTCATAATAGGTAATCTCCGGCTTAGGTTCTTTTACAATATGTCCTCCGATTATAACCTTATTGATTGTTGCCATTACCTGAAACTTTTGCCTTTTATTTCAATGAAATTAAACATTTCGCTCATCCGGTCTTTTACCAATGCTGGGTAATTCAACTCTTGTGGCGATACATTTGACGTAACGTGCGTAAGTTTGCCCAGCTGGAATAACTCGTACCGAATCATAAATAACGACTCAATGATTTTATTCACATCTGTCCCGTATATTTTTTCCTGCACCACCTTTCCAAACTCATTGATACATAGATTGATAGGAATATCGTCCACGCTATAACCAAACCTCACAAGATTACTCTCAATTTTATAATGCTCAATAATTCGCTCTACTGAAGTGGTAAGATATCCATTTGGATTAAAAGGGAATATGTCGGAAATAACACAACGAACAGCTTCAAAAATAATGGTCTTGCCCGTACCATAATCTCCATACAGGTATATTCCCTTATTCAAATCAAGCTCACCGTTCCCAGTGAAATACTTAAGCAATTCAGTTATTACCCCCTTGTTGTTATCGTTTATTTTATATTCGTCAGTTATCAACGAATTAGCCACAATAAGATAATGTTCCTTAATGTATTTCTCTTCGCCCTTTCCTAAATTGCACAATTTGCTAATACGATTGGACTTTAAACTTCGAGTTGTCAAATCTATCCTTTTCATTTGGTTTGTGTTTCATCAGTATTGAATCGAACATTTCGATATACTTCACTCCTTCTTTGTTCTTTTTCCTCAGCTTCAGTAATGTCTGAAAGTTTCCAGAATCTCTCCACCAATTACCTTCTTGCCTAAAATGTTTTACAATGAAGAGTATATTTCCTTCTGAATACTTATCAATGCGAGTTAACTTATCATAACAATTCAACCAAGTCTTCTCGTTATAAAATCTCTTTTCAAATTGTTCTACAATCTCACCGAAGAACTGAAAGTTTTCGGAATGTAATTTAATACTTTCTTTTACTTTAGTTTCTTTTACTTTAATAGCATTGCCCTCGGATTGCGGTGGTAATGCGGTCGCATTGCTCTCGCTTGAATCCCAGCGTTTCCGGGCGTTCCGGCTTGCCTTCTCACTAATTTCGGCTCGTTTTTTTAGCCTTTTTAGTGCAGAATCAGACCAAAAATTTGTAGTGTCATGACTAAAGAGTTCATACCCCTCTACAACGTCTTTTACAAGGTCGCTTTGCGTTCGCAATTCAAAGGCAATGCGGTCGTATTCATCTTTGGGTAAAATCCCTCCTTCCTCATAGAGCATTTCCACCAAACACCAGAATAATCCAATACTCTCAAGGCCGTGACTCATAAACAGTTTTACCATTTTTTTATCATGGCGTGCCTTGTAATCATGAGAAAAATATTCTACCATATTAGCTTATTTCTTTAATGCTCCACAGTGGTATGCCAAATATGAAATACGACTTTTGTTTCACTTTACCATTTCTACTGGCAAGCAGTTTTTCCGCTGTTCGGATACTATTATTCATTTTTTTAATCGTTGTGCTAAGAGCCTTTTCTTTCCTATCCAATTCTTCTTTCCTAAGCATCATCCAGTCCTTAACACTTTTGGCCTTTTCTGTATCATCCATAGGCTGCATAGTCATAGTGGGCTTTTTTTGTTCTGTCTGAACCGGCTCAGGCTCTTTGTTTTGAACTGTAGTTTGCTCCTCGTCTTTTACAAAATCGGCAAGAGTGGCATGGGCTTGGGTTTTACTATGCGTAACTACGACTTGTGTTGGTTCATTCGGTTTGTTTTTTCTTGCTTTTCGCTCTTCAATAAATAGTTCATAAGCGGTGATAGCATCCTGTATTACAGTTTCCGATGCCTTAACAAATTTAGCTTGATACTTACCATACCCAACTAACTCTACAAGTCCAGCATTGGTAATTGCTAAGTGGTGCTGGTAAGACGAATTTTTAGCACCAGAAACTTGTTTTCTGGTGTGGTAACCGTGTTCGCGTTCAGTCAGAATAATATCTGACAATAGTTTAATAACTCTTCTCCTTGTTGGTGCGTTTAATCTTTGTTTCATCTCGTTACATCTTTAATTTAAATATCTAATACTAATTGATAGCTCCCTACTTTCATACCTTTCAGAGAGCCATTTTTTAATCTCTGATACACATTTTGTTTTGTCATATTGTACTTTTCAGCGTAATCCTTTACAGGAACAAAATTGGCCTGTTTCTTTTTAGTGTCCATATCCATTACCTAATAGATTTAGTTCTTTCAATAATAATAATTCCTCTGCCAAACAGTCTGCATAGTTTAATGTGATTCTTACATATTGCTTTAATTTGAATCCGTAACACTCATCAACGTCTGTTTCCTTACTGGCTTTTGTTGGAAGACCATATCCGTAATTTTTTATAATCCTTTCCATGTCCCTGTCATACCCGGTGGTTTCTATGTTGTACTTTTTCAACTTGTTAAGTCTCTCGTCTGTACACACCCTTCTCGGCACATATTCCTTATATGTTACAGCCATAGTTATTTTATTTTATCTCGTATCTCTTTTGCTGTTTCCGAACACAGCCTTTCAATGTAATGTTTCAGTGTCATCCTTGCATTCATGCAATACACAGACAGTGTTTTAAAGTCATCATCATCAAGATGAATTAGTTTTGCTCTTTTCATATTCCTTACTTTAAGAAGTGACCCGCGCTATTAAAGATTAATGAAGGACTTGTTTTTGTATATAATTGATTATTAGCCAATAAAGATGCGCAGGTCACTATATTATTGTTGTTCACCCTCCCAATATTCTATCATCATATCAGATACTTTGTCGATATTCTCTTTGGTAACGTTCACATGTATCCTTACTCCATCATTAGATGCCGCTTCCACCTGAAAGCACATTTTGTCTTTTATGTCATTGCTCATAAAATAATACTTCACCGCCTCAACGGTACTAAAGTCAATATCCTTTATGCCTTTCGTCAGGTCGCTAAAGTCTTTGGCATGAGCAAATTCGTTTGAGTCTTTGCTGTCCCATGAAAGGACTATATTTTTTTTGTCTCTTATCGTCATTCTGGTTTAATATTTTCAACTAAGGTATAAAAAATTTTATTAAGAATCATTCTAAATTGTATAAGATTGAAAGGAAAAGGAAGCCCCGTTCTGTAGTAAGTTGAACAGGGCTGTTCCTTAAAGTAACCAAATATGATATACGAGATACTGCAAAATTAGAATATTAATCGTCATTTCCCAATAGTTGTGTAGAAAACAAGTGAATAAATAGCGCCAGTTGTTCTCTTTCGTTCTCGTCAAGCTCAAATGACCGGTTAATTAAATCTTGCAGTAGTTTCTCCGCTTCGTTAGATTCAATCTCATATTTTACCTCAGTAATCCCTTCGTATGTACACGTTGGCTGACTAAAGTGATACTCAATATCTGTGTAACTTATCATATCACAAACTGGTTTACGGCAAAGAGTCGTGTGTTATTTGACTGACGTACCTGTTTTTGGCCAATAACACGCTTTGTATCTTCCGCAAAGTTTCCTTTGCTTCCAAGCTATTCGCTTTTTCAACCATGTTATCAATTATTTCCCAGTCAAAATAAATCACTTCCAATGCATTCTCAATCAATATTTCGTCGTTCTTTGTCATCTTACACATAAATGGTTAACAATATTACATACAAAATAGTTTGTTGTAATGTTCCCTCATGCTTTAACTTCTAAAATATAAAACAAGAGTAACGGAATAGCAACGGCAGCTATTACTTCCTGCCAGTAGGTCTCGTTCTTAATCCTTTTAAACTTCCACAAGTTGAAAAATATAAATACGTTCACAACAATAAATGCCAACGTAGCTATCATTCCTACCACGAAGTCCATAAATATGATTGCAACGAATCCAAATGCGATTGTAGAATAACTTCCAATAATATGCAAGTCATCCTGAATACCCCTTCTGTCCCAAAAATTAGGGTTAGCTGCCACAATAGCCAGCATTAGTACTGCTGCAATAATCCACCTGTCCGCTGTAATCAATACAAGCGGTGCAGCGTAAGCAACCCACATAGTCCCAAACGCCCACTTTTCGCTCTTACCAAGAAGCCGGTACGTTGCCGATATGGAATGTGTCATCCCGTATTTAATGCGTACCCAGATAAGGTAAACGGCAAGAATGAGTATAGGTAATAACAGTAAATGGTTCATTTCTTTCTACGTTTAATTATACTGTCAAGTTCTGCCTTCTTGTTTTTCATATCATCCTGAATAATCATTTGCTCATAGTGTAACCGTTTAAATGTCTTGGCTGAGTCTACCCTTACAGTGTCCTGTGCAGGCTTTTTTGTTCTCGGTGGGTCTTCTTTGTCCCCTGCAAAAACTACGATAGTTGTGGTAATCATTGCAATTATGGCAATAACCCACAGCGCCTTGAATAAATCAATCTTCAATGCTATCATCACTTTCTTCATTTGTCGTCATTTTTATGATTGTTGTAAGTTGTCCAATAGTAACGGCTTGGTCTTTGTTAATGTCAAGCTGCTTTTGCCACATCTCCTTGTTGTGCTTTGCATCTTCCTTCAGGTAGTCGATTGTGTTTTTATACACACCTATTGTTATGCCAAGGCTAACGATAGCTATTATAACCGAAGCATCTTTCCAATACTTTTTAATTCTTTCAAGCATTTCTACTCTGGTTAAAGTTTATATTCATCTGCCGAAGGCACATACAGTTGAGTGCGTATGTCTTCGTCTTCCATATACCATATGATTTGTAGCTTCCACCATGACTTACGCATGATTGCAAAAAACATAAAGAATGTTAAAAAGGCATATCCCCCTTCAGGGACTCCTGCCGTTTCCGCTACTCCAATCCACATAAAAAATGTCAGATTGAAAAGGTCAATAACTCCAAGGAAGATTCCAAGAAAAATAAAGAACGGGTCAATCCAGTTTTTAAAGGTGATTCTTAGTAAGAACCACAGCATTTTCAGTGTTTTCATAATTTATAATTTATAATTAAAATGGTATGTATGCCTATCTGTTTCATATTGATTAATATTCGTTTGTTAAAAGCACCCTCCATAGTCGGGTGCTGTTGTACAAAAACTGTTATTACAAATCCACTTGGTTAAAAACTCATACGTGTTATCAAGTTATTAATTAGTGGGTATTAAAATGAACGATTGGGCTACTATAAAGCCGACCCATAGGCTTATTTCGCTTTCTTCCTTATCCATAATAGCAAATAAAATCTATAACCAAGCAAATGTACCCTGA